CCGGTTGACGAGCCGGTTGACGAGCCGGCGCCACATACGATCGTCGGTGAGCCGGAGCCGTCCGACAAGAAGAAGGACAAGGAAAAGAAGTAGCGACCGCGTGATGCCCTCGCGGAGTATGGGCGGGCGGTGGCAGTACACGCCGCCTGCCCTGACTTATATCTGAAGGTGACAACATGAGGATCAAGAAATCAATCCCGCCGTCCAGTTTCGAGGAAAAGCCGCGCAAACTCCCCCCGAATCTCTTTGGCCAGCCATTCACCTCGAAATATCCACTCGAGGCAGGTATGATAATCAAAATCTCAAGTCCAGTTCAAGACCCCGGGAAACGCCCGGGCAAATATACGCAGTACATTTGGGTCCAGAAGCTATTACACCGATACAGAAGGGGTTACAAGCGTCAACCGCAATACAGACCGGTCAGGGTCACGTATTGCTTCATCCCAAGAACCGACTGTGTGAACGCAAAAGTCCGAGTTCAAACCAAAATCGTCCAGGCGAAGCGTGTCAGAGATCTTATGAGAGAGAAGGGATATGAGGTCTTTGCCGAAAACATACATTGGTACGGCGATAAAGGGTCGATACGAAGATTTTATGTAACTATCGGGCTCCTGAAAAGAAAGAAACCCGGGCCTCAACGACAATTCTAACTGCTCTGTAAGAACCCACACCACAACAACATAAACCCCTTGCACTATTAAAAGGCGTGTCGTATGCCTATCCCATGAGGAGGCTTACTGACATGCCAACACCCGAAGAAATTCAGAACGCGCCGAAGAATCTCTCGATCACGCAGACGAAAGAATTCGGGAAACTGCCTGAGCCGAAGCAAGAGATAATCCGAATGATTATTCAGTCGGGTCAGATGTCGCTCGACCAGGTGGCGCAACTTATGGCCCCCGAGCCTTTCCAAAAGGCTGAAGTCGTCCAGCAGAGAATCGGCGGGTTTCTAGGGGATGCTCTTTACCGAAATAACGTAGATCTGGACAAACTTGCAGAAACGCTTCGCGACGCGCTCCACGCCAAAAAGAAGTTCGCCATGAACGGACGCGATGGTAACGGATGCGAAATAGTGGATCTCGGCCCGGATCATAAGCTACGGATGCTGGCTGTCAATCTGATCTGCAAGCTCACCCCGGGCATGATCGCCCCGACGAAACTTGACATAAACAAAAAAACGACGCACACGGTCGGCTATTCGCCCGAAGTCGTTGCAACCATAAGAGCACACCACGAAGCGATACGAGAACGGGACGCAAACGCTATTCCTGCGGAGTTCACCGTTGAGCCAGACGAAAACAGACAAGCAGGCTGATTTAGAGATCAAGCAGTACCGGGAGCTCGCAGCGATCGCTACGGGCGATTTCTGGTATTTCTGGCGCTATTTCGTTCGCACGCTCGATTCTCACGATGCCCGAACCTCCAAAAAGGTCGTGCCGGCCAGAGCCCTCGATCGTATTTTCTGCCGCGTGGTGCAGGAGATCCCCGATGTTCTGTTCACGGAGAAAAGCCGACAAGTAATGATGACCTGGCGCATGGCCGCGTTCATGCTATGGGACACCATCTTTCACCGGAACCGCCTGAATATCATCCAATCCAAAAAGGACGAGGACGCGCAAGATGTCGTCGATCGATGTCGGCACATTTACGACTGTTTAACCGAAATCTGGCCTCTGGATCTGCCTCAGCCAAAACGTGTCGCAGGACAGAGCGGAACCGCCGACGAGATCTACTTCCCGTCTATATTCTCCCGCCTACGCGGTATTCCGATGGGCCCCGACATTCTTCGTATGCACACGTGTACGAACATCTTTTCGGACGAGATCAATCACCAGACGAAGGCTGAGGACTCCTATGGCGCCGCAGCTCCCACCCTCTCCGGTGGTGGCCGTTACTTCGCTCAAGGTACGCCAAACGGCCATACATTCGCCTGGGAGACACTTTACGCCATTGATCCATTTACGGGGAAACCAAAGGGACCGAACCTAAAGGACTCCCGAGAAATCCTTGATCCTCCGTTCAAAGCCCCCGAAGGCTTGAGCGCTGAAGCAGCTCGATGGTGGATTGAAAAGAAGATCCTCGATATGTCCCATGCTGAATTTTGGGGCTATCCTCTGGAAGTGCTGCTTTCGGCTATGCCCGGTATGGAATACTGGCAGACGGTCGATGAAACGCATTGTCTCAGGATCCATTACTCCGCAGACCCTATGAAGTCACCGGAAACTGAGGCCGGTCGCGAATGGATCAAGGCTGAAAAGAAGCGGATCAAGAGCCAAGAGCGCTGGATGCGCGAGTACGAAATCAGTTATGACACGTTTGAAGGGCTCCCGGTCATACATAACTGGTCCGAGGAATCGCATGTCAGAGCCAAAAAGTACGACAAACGCTATGGCCTGGTCAATGGAGTTGACTTCGGTGTCGGCTTCGCGGTGGCCTTCCTGTGTCAATTCGTCGAATTTGAGGACTTTAACGCCAAGCAGCTCCGGTTCCTCGATGAAGTCATAAAAACAAATTCAAACACCTATGCGCTCGCTGACCGCATAGTTGAAGTGATAAAAGGGCGATACCCGGAGGCCTGGGACTATAACGATATTCGTAACTACGTAGACCCGGCCGGCCACCAGCAGCGAGAAACGACCTCCGATAAGGATCTCAATACCTCAATCAAAATCATGCAATCCCGAGGCCTCCGATGTTATTCGCGGAAGCTCGGCCTTTCTGATTCAACCGAATTTATGATCGGTCAATTCTGCGAAGTGCTCCCCAATGGCGAACCATCGATTGTCTTTCATCCTCGCTGCGAGTATGGAATCAAAGTCTTTGGTGGTGGGCTTCACTGGCCAACACACGCTTCAGGCGACCGCATGAGAGGGGTACATGAGGGGAAGTATGAAAAAGATGGCACCTACGATCATGGTGGCGATGCTGGCCGGCATGTGATCTGTAACACCTTCCGGTATATCCCGAACGTGAGTGGACAAAAAGCCTTCAAAATGAGGACGAAAAAGATCAGGCAGCGTGGTACCGGACGGACTATCGGAATTGTTAGGCAAAGGTGGTAATTGTGGATGATGAGCAGAGAAAAGCAGCACAGCGACGAGCTGGCGATAGATCAATATCGTTGAGGCAACTCGACGACGAGGCGGTTGTGCTGCGCGTCCAGGGTGATTACCAGATTGCCCGGGGTGATAAAGCAAAAGACTTCGAGCGGTGCAAAGAATATCTCCGGATCTACCAGAACCTTGATCCCTCGGACGAAGTGATAGATCAATCGTCCGGACAAATTGACGACGACGAACGGATCTACTCGAACACGTCACTCCCAATAGGAGCGGCCCTCGTTGAGTCTGCGAGCGCTCAGATTTTCAATATCTTATTCTCCGGAGCTCAATACTTCGGGATGGATGCACAGCATTGGAAGGATGAAATTGCGGCGGCGAAGATCACGGCTCACATGCTGACGCAGCAAAAGGAAATGAAATACCGCTTCGCTGTCTATGAGGCGTTGCAGGGCTCCCTGTGCTTCGACTATTGGGTTACATACATGCATTGGAAGGTTCGCCCTGGCTACGTCATGGAGCGCCAGCAGTCCTCTGATATGATGGACTACGCCGGGATGCAGCTCCCCTACCAGCAAACGCAGATGCGACGGAAATGGACACCGTTCGCGATCGATCGTCCGCAACTGAGCAGCATCAACTTCTTCAACTGCGCTCACGATAAGGGCGCGCAACACGGCTTCGACGATTCCGGGTTTTTCATCGACTGGCGTAACGAGCTTATTGTCGATCTCATGGCGCTGGCTCAGTCAGAACAACGGCCCTGGGGGAAGTATAAAAACATTGAGAAGGCAATCAATGATTATGCGGCCTCTGCGGTTGTCCAGAACGATGTAGACGACCCCGCCGACCGCGGATCCGGACGGATGCTGAACCGCCTGAAAATCGTCCGCTACTGGACCCCTGACCATGTTGTTGAGATCGCCGGCGATTGGGTTATTTCTCGTAAGGATCTAGATGGCTGGCCCCTGCAACTATGGGGCACCTTCCCGGTACCCGGCGAATATCGCTATATGGGGCTGCTCGAGCGTATTGAGCGCTCTGCCCTCGATGTGAACGCCATTATCAATAATCGCAGACAGCTTCAAAACTGGGTCGCAGATCCGATGGCTATTGTCAGTGAAAACCTCGACTCACACGACGACGATAGCCCTCGTACCTATCCCGGGAAAACATTCATCGCGAAGGGCGATAAAAACCCGAAGGATCTGGCCGCGCTTGTTACGCCATCCATACCAGCAGATACCGGCACCGAAGAATTAGGCCTTCAGGTCGAGTTTATGAAGCTCGCCAGTGGCATCGGTGATAATGCTATGGGGAAATTCTCGTCCGGTCGCCGTACCGCCCGAGAAGCCAATTTCGTGCAGTCTGGAACCGTGTCGCGTGCGGCAGTGGTCGCGATGAATCACGAAACGAACGCGCTGATACCGCTCTATCAGGAGCAATTCAAACTGAATCAGCGACTAATGACAGCAGAGCAGATATTCAAATACATGGGACCGGAGGGTATAACCTGGCTCACGGTGCGACCTGAAGATTACGCTTTCCATGCTATGCCGAATTTTGAGCCTAAAGGCGCAGATTTCGCCATGAATATCGAGATGCGCGTCCAGCTCATGCTCAAGGGTGTGGAGCTCGGGATGATGATGCCGGAGCAACACAACATGCCGAACATTCTTGCAAGCCTCTGGCAGATGATCGACCCGAAAAACTGGACAAAGTTCGTTCGCGACCCGAGAGAGAAGTTGCACAATATCCCGCCTGAAGTCGAAAACATGATGTTCGCTCAGGGGCATACTCCGGAAATCAGCCCGGAGAATGATGATCGGGAACATAGCGTATCTCACAAGAAGGAGAAACAGACCGCGGACTATCAGCTCTGGCCAACTCGGTACAAGCTCAATTTTGAAGAACACATAAAGGCTCATGACGGCAAGAACGCCGATGCCGCCATGTTACGACGTGGCACTATGAACCCGATGCAGGACGAGTCGGATATGATGAGAGGACAGCATGAAGCCGGTGGTGTCTAAATTCGATCCGGAACCGGAATACGTTGAGCAGTTGAAAAAGAATCCAATCTTCAAGGACTGGATGCGACGACTCAATGAACGCGCTCAGATAGCGCTCGAGGATCTTCGTGCGTTAGAGGATCCGACTTCCACGCTCCTGCGGGAAAAGTGGCTGAAATGGAAAAGCCTAAAAGAACAGATAGAGATATTCGAGAAAACCCTTAAACATTCAAAGATGGAGAAACATTAAACATGTGGCTATACCGATACTACGATGCGGGCGATGGTGGAGGGGGTGACTTAGCCCCTGAAGGCGCCGCGCCCCCGGCTGCTCCGTCTGCTACGCCAGGGAGTGACAAAGCTCCTGCCACGCCATCAGACAGACAGCCCGAGCCCGGTATTCCCGAATTCGCCGACTTGAACGAAGCGAAATCATGGGCTAATGAAATGGCCAAGAAGCACGCCGAAACCTCCAAAGCATCAGACGAGCTGAAGAAGGCGCATGAGGCATTGAAGGCGAAGGTGGGCGATCAAGGGAACAAACTCAGCGACTACAAGAAATTGCAGGAAGCGCTGGCTTCTGATCCCAAAGAAATGATCGCGAACCTGGCCAAGCAGTTCAAGGTTGACCTGAAAGCAGCCGGTGACAATCCGAAAGAGCCCCAACTTGACCCTGCACAGCTACTTAATATGATGTCGACCGACCCCGAAAAAGCTCGAGAGCTCTTAGAGGAAGCGGCGGGTGCGAATCAGTCAGTCAACTTGGAGAAGATGATCGACAACAAAATCGCTCCGTTCGCAGATATGGCCCTCGAAACGCAGTTGCAGCAACGACACCAGGATTGGGACGATCTCGCAGAAGATCGCAAACTAACCAACATGAAGGTCATGGCAAAAGTTATGCCCTTCAACGAGCTGTTGCATTTCGCGGTGCGGGGACAGCGTATTGCTGAAGTTGGCGAGGCCGAATATAAGCGCGGTTATGAAAAGGCCGAGGCTGATATGGCCAAGAAAATGCAGGAGGCCGGCATGAGCAGTGGTGCTACTGCTCATACTGATCCGACCAAACAACAGGAAGCAAGACAGAAGCTAGGCCAGGCCCTCGCCTTCATGTACCAGAAAGGGCAAGGCATTTAGCTTCACAATACTGTAATTATGGGAGTAACCCATGTTACCGAATCAAGTAACGCAGCTCCTGGGCGTTTCTGATACCGCAGACTACACGGCTATTTCGATTGACCCGAATACGCCGTTTGAAATCGGTCGCGAAATGTGGCGCTACAATCCGATGGAGCACCAGCTCTTGACGTGGCTCATGCGCAACGCTCGCTATCGTCCGACTGTGGATCAGAAATTTGGCCACCTCGAGAAATCGTACCTTCCCAATATGGTGCAGTTTACCGGGGCGACCGAAAGCTCCCAGGGTACCAGCTCGCTTACTTTCAACAACGGTGCAAAGCGACTCGCGCAGTATTCCAGAGTGAGAACGCCCTCGGGCGAAGTCATTCTGTTTAAGGCCGATTTCGCCAGCGCTCATGTGTCGGCTGCGGTAGACCGCAACTTCGGCACATCGGGAACGCCGCTCTTGAAGAATGGCGACTGGTGTGTAATCCTGTCACCTAACCCGCCTGAAGGTGCGACCATGACAAAGGGCGCGCAGCAGGAACCGGGCTATGTGTCATTCAATACCTCGATCTGCGACTTCCCGGTTGAAATGACCGGAACGAAGGCCGCAGTCAAAACCGTCGAAGGAGATGCCTTCGCTACCTCGCTTACGGATGCCTGGGAACAGTCGTCCTCACAGCTCGAAGCGGCGGCCCTCTTTTCTGGCGGTGTTTCAGATACCTCGACCTACACGTACCCGATGCACGCCGCAACGGGCCTCGAGGACTACATCACGACAAACGTGTTCTCGGTCGATGGTTTTCTTACCCGGATGGACCTTTGGGATATTATCGCCGAATGGCGCAAGTATTACAAAGGCCCGGGGGCTATCGTTACGTCGAATGAAATCATTCAGACGATCAACACGATGGCTTTCCCGAAAGTGCAGTACGATCAGAATTTGACCGCAGACGGTATCGACATCAGCGCAATCGTGGTGCCGGGAGCCGGGCGTTATGCCCTGCTCGAGTGTGATCTGCTTGGGATGGAAATGAACCTCGCGGGGTACATGTTCCTCCTGCCGACCACTGGTATCGACTATCGGCCTCTGATCGGAACCAAGAACCGTGAAATCGGCTATGTGCCGTTGGATCGCAAGGCTCAAGGAATCGACCAGGAAGCCGGACACATCTTTGGTGAGTTCGGTTGGGAGTTCTTTGGTGAGGAACGATTCGGCGTTGTCAAAGGCCTGAAATTCTAGGAGAATAACATGTATCCTTCCCCTTGCGAAGTACCGTTCGAGGAAAGAAAAATGTTCTCCGTGGATTTCGCGGACGACAAATCTGTCCTCATGCGTATCATGTACATCGGCGACGAGGCGAGCGGTATCATTGATATTGCTTCCACGGGCGACATCACTTTCAAGCATGGTGATGCTTCTTCAGAAGTAGCCGATACTGATACAAAACTCGATGCCGGCGGGCTTGGCGTTATTGACGTGTCTGCCGACATTACTGACTACCACTCGTTACAGATGAAGATCAATTCGTCTGATAACTGGCGGTGTGTGCTCGTTGGCGCCCTTCCGGACGCTGATCCGCACACGACCACGACCGGACATTTCACCGAGGTAACAGGCGGTGATTGTACTATCGATGGTGGCTACGAAGTCCTGACCGATGATAGCGATTCAAAGTATATCGTCGCAGGTATGACCTGGGCGTTTGACCACCAAGATCTGCATTTCACGGATCACGGTGTCGTACACGTCCTCACTCGCGTTATTGCAAAGTCCACCTACGGCTCTGGCACGTCCTCGCTGTTGGTGTACGCATGTAATGACGACGATGGAACCAAGAGACTGTTGAAAACATTCACGGCTGGCGCGACGACCGCTCAGGTTGCCTACCCTGCTGAAACTACTCCTGCAACCGAACCTCATGCAGTAGCAAAGGGCGAACGCCTGGCTGTGATCTTGCAGAATTCGGCTGCGATGGGAACGGTCAGACTCAAGGCCGAAGGCTTCAGTTATCGGGCACACATTGGTCGTTCCAAGTGGCCGGTGGATGATCTCGACTAAACAGAGAAACGAAACGACGTTGTATAACCGGCGAGGGTTAACCCCCTTGCCGGTTTGTAAGGAGATCCTATGATTCGCGGAAGTGAGAAATACGACAAAGAGGACATGCCAGTCCCGGCAACATTCGCATCCGAACCGAAGGGCCTCATGCTGTTTTTGGAGCCTGTGCAGTACGTCAAGGGCCCCGATGATTCACCCGTTCGCAAGCCCGGAACAGGAATGCGTGTCCAGTTTAGAGATCACCAGCTCACGGTGAAGAACAAGGCAGTCCTGGCGAAGATGCTCAAGAGCTCGCAGTTTGGAGCGGTAAAGGGCTTCAGTATCGATCGCGACGATCCAACCGGGTTCTGGCAAGCTGCTGGCGTGCTCGAGGAAAAGGTTGTTAAAAAGCTGGTCCTCACCGATGGGACAAAGTTGCCGACAACTATCGATCCGTCGGAGGTGGCTGAGTCTCACAAACGGATACAGGCGCAACGGCGAGCTGAGGAAGATCAGGTCAACGACATTGAGGAAGCGGGAGACTAATGGCCACACGCGACGAAATGACGACAGAGCTTTTGGTGTTAGCCGGGAAGTCGGTTGATTCACCAGAACGACAACGAGTGTACGATGTAGTCGGAGATGTCACGGTCGATCTTTTGTCGCAGAATGAAGGCCGTTTCTATGGATTGCGTCGGACGCTCGAGTTCACCATGACGACGGCAGACCGGAAGAAGCGGCTACCGTCAAACTTCAACACCGCCAGCCGGGACTTCTATGAAGTTGATGAGGATGGCGAGTTGAAAGGACGTGGTGCCGTTAAAAGCAAAACGGACGTGTTCGACGATCAATTAGAAGGTGCATACGTGGGCTATCGGCGCGCCTGGATAGAGGAATTGAGCGGGGATAGTGCGCCAGAGGGGAGCGGCATTTACCTTGTTCTCGCCGAAGCCCCACCTTCTACTGTCTATTTGGTGTTCGTGTACTACCGCCGACCAGAACGCGACGATACGGACATCATCAAGAACCCGACGATTGTTAAGCTCGGGGCAAAAGCGCAGCTCTCAAACATGTTTGACGATGCTCAATACAGCATGGCCATCTTTGAGAAGCGCAGATCCGGGTTCAAAGAGAAGTTTCACAAACGGGTAACAAGCGGGATCCTCATGCCGTCACGCCGTCAGGCGAGACATAACAAACGCATGTATGACCGAGGGAGAGGACGGTAATGAAACACTTCCTACTGGCTGTTTTCGTGGTGGTGCTCGCGTGTGCAGTGCCAACACAGAGCGCCACATTGTCGCAGCTCACCAATGACTTTCGGCACGCCATCGGGGAACCCGATACGGCGACTTCCGTAGTTCCCGACAGCATTATTCATACATGGCTCAATCTGTCACAGCGCAAGATTGCCCGCCTGAATAATTATATAGTTAAAGAGTGGGATACCGTTTTCGCTGTGTCCGGACAATACGGGCTCCCGAATGATGCCGTGTCCCTTATCAATGTGAAGCTCTTTGCCAAACAACAATGGGGCGACTATGCCAATGGGGTTGACTCTGGCGTATTGCCCTGGCAGCTTGTTCGCGATTCAAATGCAGTACGGGCTTACCTGGCTGACGTTGCTATTGATCCGACGTATGTAGATATAGTCACCTCGAACGACTCTCTATCCTACCGACTGCCACGGGACTTTCGGCGCATGATGTTTGCTATGGGACGCTCTGGCGCTCGATGGAAGGCGATGGCTCAAAACCCCGGCTTTTTGATCGACACGAACGTAACGAGTTACTTCGTCGCACAATCAGAAGTAGACTCCGCAGATCTTTACGTGCAGAGTGGTCAATTTATGAACGACAATGACACGATACGGGTGTTCTACCTGCGCTCTCCCTCCCCGAGTGTGGTTGCCGGCACCTGGGCTGTCAAATTCATCTATGCGGGATGGCCCTCAGAAATGACAACGGACTCAACGGAGTGCGAGCTCGCAGATGGGTTAGAGGTATTTGTCGTTGAAACGGCGACGGAATACTATTTGCGCTATCTGAAGGATTACCAACGAGCGCAGCTTGTCTGGCAGCAAGTACGTATGGACATGGGTGTTCTGAAGGGATCCCAATGAAAAAGATAGCGGCTATATTACTCCTTCTGTTCATCCTTGCTCTGCCAGCGATGGGACAGGGGATCCAAGAGAAAAGCGTTTTTGATTTCAGTGGTGGCCTGGTCAATTCACTGACGAACGCATTGATGCAGGACAATCAAGCTCTGGTACTCGATAACTATCGAGTTACTAAAGGCGGCCTGAAGCGCCGACCGGGGTTGCGCTACTATTATGCCGACACAGTGGCGGGTGTGCGAGCTCATGGACTAATAGCCTATCAGCAGGTAGATGGGAAGCGCCTACTAGTGTTGCGCGAGTTATCCGGAATCACATCGAACGGGATCGCAGACAGTGGCCTCGCGACCATGCGGCTTGCCGACCCCGCCATTCCCGCCTGTACTACTACACTGACTCCTGAGTTGCTAATGTACCTCCCGAGCGTGAACCCCGTAGTCGGCGCTAATCTGCAATCTATTACCGTAAATAACGACCTTGTTGTTGGGCTATACGGATCCGAGCTTATGACCTATAACGGCTCCACAACCGCACCGGTGCGACCGCTCGGACCCAATCAGCCTAGATCTATCCCTATCGACTCAGGTGGCGTGCTCTTTGGCACGTACACGTACAAATACGCATGGATCACGACCGGAGGCGACACCACCAACCTGTCGCTCCCGACCTGGCCCCTCTATGTCAACGGGAGCGCAATCTACGTTGATCGGATCGGACCGAACCCGGCGTACACTCATTCCGAGACAAACAGTAAGGCCCTGATCTATCGCAGTGTTGACGGCGGCTCATACTACCCGATAACCGCAATCAACATGATCGGCGTGAATCTTGGCACATTCGTTGACACCGGCTACGCCGTTATCGATTCCGCGCGAACGTATGATTGGGGCGATTACTTCAACTGCGCCTATGGTGACTGTGATTCTGCGGCAGCAGACCCAACACCGTACCCTCCCGGGTGTATTTATGCCTCATGGAACGCTGCGAGCTCGCCCTATGGCGTGTTCAGCAACATTCAGGGAATCACTGATACACAATGCGTCAAGATCGGCTACTCGGTGGTATTCGAGGATTCAGCCGGCAGACGCAGTTATGCCGGGCCCGCCGCCTGTCGCGCGCTCTATCGAAATCAGATGCGTTTATTCGGAGCTGATCGCGTCGGGTATGACCTCGATAGTATTCCGGTCCCGATCGACACGCAATCGATCGCCCGGAAGATCCTATTACGGGGATGCTTCGGCGAATTCACTAGTAACTCACAGGGTAAGGTGGTCAGGGTAACGATCACAAAGAAGCCGAGCTATGGTTTTCAGGAGCACCAATATACCGTCAACTCCACGACCGTCGGTTATTACCCATCGAGTAGCGCCGAGGCTGAGATTGATAGCCTGATTAAGTATTGGGTGCAGGATCTTAATGCCGCCGTTGAGCTGCAAGAGGAAGTGGTTTGTTCGACTAACTACGCCGGGAATTACTTTGAGATCTTTCACCTCGAGCCCGGGGGTGACTTCACCTATGGCTCTCCCAATTACCCGACCTACGACACAATCAAGGTGGAGAGCAGCGTTGACCAGGCGTACCTCAAGAACTGGGTCATTCTCGATACACTGGAACCGGGGCAGACATCGTATAGTGACTCGATGCCCTACGATTCCATTCCCGGGGAGGTATGGTGCGACGATACGAACCTGATCGACGACCCGGTGATGTTCTGCTATGATGATTCTGCTATTGAGTTTCAGCCGAGAACAATCGCTTATTTCAATTCGCGGATTTATGCCGCAGGATACCAGACCTACCCGAACCGCCTCTATTATTCGGACTTCAATCGGCCTGGGACGTGGGACGAGGACAAGTTTTTATTGCTCCCGACGCAAACCGGCGACTGGATCAATGCTTTGTGGCCGGTCAGCAATACACTACTGATCTTCAGGCAGAATAGCATTTACTCTCTGACAGGCGCCAATCTGTATCAGTACAACTTGCAGCCTGTGAGTAATTCTGTGGGGCTCGCGGCTCCCGCTAGTCTGGCCGAAGGACGAACCGGACTATACTTTCTCGATCACATGGGAGCATACAAATTCGGTAACTTCCAGCAACGGCTGTCCTTGCCGATCGACCTGACTATTGACTCCCTCGAGGACAGGCGACAACGGGCGGTTGGAGCGGTCGTTAATGGCCAGTACTGGCTGTCATTACCCATTACTGACAGTAGTTGGAAAACCTACGTCTATTCCGAGGAAATCAGACCTCATTGGAGCTGCTACGATTTTGGGTTTCGTGATGCGCTTTTGTTCGACATCGATACCGCCAGGGCAGACGTGCGATCGGAGCAGTGGGTTCTGGCCGGCACGAACGATACGATGTACCAGTGGATCGGGGGTGCGACTGATACCCTCGATGGCAAAGATACTATCATAGCGACATACCAGTCTAAATACTTCTTCGAAAGCCAGGGGCGCGTCAAGGCGCTCTATTTCGACTTGTACGGATCCGGAGAGGCCGATACGGTGACATTGACCTTCTATGAAAACTACGGGCCGCAATCGACTCCGGTGGCGGTTCTTACACATACATTCGTGCCAGACTTCACCGATCACAATGTTGATCGCGTTCCGATCGATCGCATAGTCGACAACCTTTCAGTTAAAATCACTGATAATGGGCGAGGCGACTATACTATTAAGGGCTATAACATTGGCTTCGTGCCGTGGGATCAGGGGAGGCAGTAATGAAGCATCTTCTCTTGGTGCTGTTACTCTGTTCGGTTGCGGCGTTCACGTTCGCCCAGGACGAACAAGTTGAAGGGAAAATCAAAACGATCTACGGCCCTGACGGTAGACCGATCAACCAGTCAGAGACAGCAAAGGGCTGGCACCAAGTCGCAGGAACCGTCAAGCTGTCGTATGGTTGGGGCTCTGTTACGCTAAATACGTCGACCGTTGACCAGAAGCAGGACGTGTCCTTTCTGGACAGCACTTCTTATCGAGGGCTCGCATGGAGTCTCGACACAAATAACACCAACACGTACACGGTTATTCCTCGAAGTGGCACACGCTTTGTCGTCCGGTCCTCGGTGCGGAGCGATACGGCCACGATCAATTACCGTGTGGAGGGTGAATAGATGAGTGGCTACAACACGTCGCTAACCAGTACGGACATGCAACGGCTACTGATGCGCGACAACTCGAACCTGAGTGGTCTTGTCCCTGAACTTGATCCTTTCGAGGATGCGATCAATGCCCGCTTTGAGCAGATCTTATCGCAAGTACCGTTTGCGATGGAAGGGTTCAATGCTGACCTGGCAAGCCGTGGTATATACAGCTCGGGAGAGGCCCCCGGAGCGATGTATCGGGACGTGCTCGCACCAGTCGCCGGCCAGCTTGCGTCGGTTGCAACACAGGGCCGCCTTCAGTTTGAAGGTATGCGACAACAGGGGGCTATGACACGCGCCCAGATCAAAGAACAACAACTTCAGAGAGCCTTGCAGATGTGGGGCGTGCTGAGAGCCGAAGAAGCACAGCCGAGCTTCCTTGAGGAGCTTATCGGGACTGCGGTTGGCTATGCACCACTGGCCTTATAGGAGCTAAGTCATGCCGAAAAAAGGTGTAGGATTCCTGAACGCGGCCAATCAGTCGTTACAATCGATCATGCCGTTTCTTTTGCAGGAGCGCCAGCAAAAGCAGAAACAGAACGAATTGAAGAAGCGCCGCGAGGCCTCGGTGACAGACCTTCTAAACCTGTATCCGGGGGTGGATCCGGTTTCTGCTCAGTCATACGTCAACCTTGCGAGCGCCGGTATGACACCTCCCATGAGCGCCCTTCAGACCGAAGGCGTTGGTTCTATGATGGCCGTCGAGAACTTCTTAAACGACATTGACGATCCGGAAGAACGGGATTTTGTCAAAGGCTTCATGGGCGCTGGTGGTGATGTGAATCGGGTCTTTAATTATCTGTCGGGGAACAGGCAAGAGCGGAAAACTATCAGGGAGATCGATTCGCTATACCAGAAGGCAAAAGGCGCAACGACCATGACCCCCGATGCCATTAAGCTGAGTGTGGCGCTCAATAAGGCGTGGGGGGCACAGACAGCGCGTGAGTTTTTGCAGTCGAATGTACCGGCGTTTCGGATAAGGGCTGCTGAAGATATAATGGTCGATGGTGCTCTTAGCGTGTTGCAGAAAGGTGGCGTAATCGCTGACCTGGGACCGATGCAGAGAGGTGCATTACTGGACCGGGGCTATTCTCTGAATGAAATCAACTGGATCGCCGACCATAAAGAAGTGAACTATAAGACGGTCGCGGACATCGGGCAATCAATGTACGATGTGAAACGAGGGGCTGTCTTTGGTCCGTTGCAGTCCGTAGAAGATGCGGTTGCTGGCTGGATGCAGGATAACGCGAAAGATGCGAAAGGTTTTGAGATTACCGATGGTCAGCGCAAATTTTTAGATACCTATTATAACAAGCAAACCGGACAGATCAAAGAGGGTGTGATCTTCCAACAGGGCATAGAGGCTTATGGACCTCGGATAGAACAACTCGAAGCGCTTGAGGCGACGCAGAACCTAAACCTTCAACCAGCCGATAAAAACTTTGTCCTCGGGATCCTGAATGATCTTTTGAGGATCCCCGAGAATGAGATCGGCACGAACACATGGGCGGCTGTGGCCGAAGAATTAAAGCAACTCCCGAATTTTGGTGTCAAGGACATGCAGAAACTTCTGAAGCAGGTACGGTAATATGTACGAGCGGATTCATAAGAGCTACGCGGAATCAGACCTGGCCAAAGAGCGCCAGCTCGCACGTGACATCAAGGATCCGGCGAAGCAAGTAGGGCCGCCCCTTCCTCCGGTGGAGCCAGAGCACACGTATGCGAATACACCGGAATTCCGGGCTATGGTCAAAACGGTGCAGACGCGCGGGCCGCAAGCGCTAAATCCGCAACAGCAGAAGCAGATAGAGCAGGCAGTAGAAGTCGGTATTCTGCCTCCGGAGTTATTGACTCAAGCCGAGAGCTCCGAGAGTAACGGCATATTTTCTATGTTGCGCGACCTGTACGGGGAGGCCATCAGGAAAGGTGCGGTAGATCTAGCTGATCCCTTTATCGATCAGTTTTATCAGGCCGCCATGTACAACCTGAAAAAACTGGATAAATACGTTGCTGAAGGTGTGGGCGAGACACACCCTCTGAAGCCGATTCTGCCGAAGGAACAGCTAACCGAACTAGTTGACGAGGGGTTTAAGGAACTCGGGCTAGGTGTTATTGAGCCTGGCGCCACCGAAACGGTATCGGTCTGGAACGAGGAAACCGGCCAGTATGAGGACCGGGAATACCCGCTTTCTGATGGAACTATTTTTGCGCGGAACTTCATTTCTGGTGCTATCCGCATCGCTCCCGAGCTGATGGCGAGCTTTATCCAGAACCCGTATGAATTTGCTGTTGGCATGTTGAAGTTTCCTCTCGAAGAAACAACGCTATTACTGGAAGCCGCAGGTGTTGATCCAGAATTTTCTATTACCAAAGGCTTTCGTCTGGAATATGCGAACACAAAACAAATTGAGAATGCTCAAAAAGAGTTGTTGAAGAACCCATTTGGTGTAGCCATGCTTGCGGGAATGGCTATGGGTGGAGCGGCAAAGCTGAGTCGGGGCAAAAAGAAAAGTTACTCAGTAGCAGAGCAGGAGCTTCAACGGTTCGCCGAAGAACAGCGTGCTATGGATGCAGCCAAAGAACAGGCACGCAAGGACAAGGTTGACCAGGCCGCCCGGGAAGCTGAATACAAGGCCCGGGAGATCGAACTAGAGGAACAGTCACGGCGCGCAGTAGAAAAGTCTGCCGAGGAATCAGCCGCAGCTATCGCCGAGTACGAGGCCCGGGAACAAAGATTACGACAGTCACCGGAAGGTGCCCGCTTGCTCGCTGAGGACTTACGCCAACAGGAGGCCTTAAACCCGCCTAAACCGCCAGCCGGACCCGCGAAGCAATCAGCCAGGGCGATGTTGGATGCCGAGGCCAGGCAAACACAGCTACGCCAATCACCTGAAGGTGCTCGATTGCTGAAGGAAGATCTGAAGCGGCAAGAACAGCTCATGCAGGAGGCCAATCGGTCTTATCCGGAACAGCCACCGAAGAAGCTCGGACCGGCTGAACAGTCGGCAAAGGCTATCGAACGGGAACTCAAGAACGAGGCCGAGGCCCAAAAGAGCCTCGAGGAAATTCGGAAGTCGCCAGCCGGCAAGCGCCTATTACTCGATGAACTGGCCCGACAGGAGCAGGGCATTGTCCCGCCGCCTGATGTGGCTATGAAGGATCTGCGCGACATGATTTCGCGTATGGATCCGAAAGCCATCGATGCTGAGATCCTCCGGATGCGTCCGGACATGGAAGCGACAGACCTTGCAGGTGCCTCGAGGCGCGCAAAGGAAGGGCTGCTCTATGGTGAGTTGGTCCCGCACGTCTACGCCGAACAGCTTCGCAAACTGGAACGAGAGCTCGATGCGAAAGAGCAAGTCAAGCTCGATGAACTGCAATACGGCGACAAAAAACGCCGCGTACAGCATTTAGAGGCCCGGGCACAGACCTTGAAGCAGTCGGAAGGAGCCAATCAGCTCGAAATAGCAGAGATAAACGGTCGCCTGAAAGAAGCGCGCGAAGATCTACCGCCCGACCAATGGCCCGAGCCTCCGGAACCAGTCGCCCCGGCTCCGAAGCCGCCGACACCGCAGACCCCGCCAGAGGCCCCTGGGAAGGCCAAGAAGCCGCCGAAGGCCGAAGCTATCCCGACAGACGTGGCGCCGCCCGAAACGCCCGCTATGGCTCCCGAGCGCGCTCCTGAGCCCAAAAAACCGACAGGGCCGCCCGAAAAGGTGTCACAGCGCGAACTCGATCGTCGAAATGAGCAGATCCGCAAGCTCGAGGAAACGATTCCAACAATCGAAAATAATATCGCTGAGCTGGAAGAAGTGATGGTCGCGTATTCTAAGCCCGAACAGGTGGCGTTACAGGCAACAGTAGACAACTTGCAGGCTCGCCTACTTCGAGATCTGGAAGCCCTCGAGGATGCCAAGCGGAGTGTCGAGAATGTTGAAGTGGTCGAACCTACACCGGCAGCGCCGAAGCCGAAGCCGAAAGAACGCCCGAAGGTTGAAGATGTGATGGAGCCTACGCCGATTGCAGAGGAATTCCAGACAGGGCCAAACGAGGTCTATGTGAAGGGCGACAAGGCAGAGTACACTGGTAACTCGCAGGAGATTTCCGGAAAGACGTTCTACGAAGTGAAGATGCTCGAGGGAGCGAATAAGGGAGAACTGAAAGTAGTCACCAAACCGCCCGAGACAGTGACAAAGGAGGCTAAACCCGTTGAGCGATCGAAACCTGCCGAAGAAAAGCCTGCGGCTGAAGAAAAGCCAGCTCCTAAAGAGGAAGCACCCAAGCCCGCCGAGAAACCGGCTGAAGAACCCAAACCGGCCGATGTTCAACCCGAACCTGAATCCGGAAAGGCTGACGGTGGGACCAAACCTGTCGCCAGTAAAACATTCGCTAAAGAACGAATCATCCTGAAGCGATCCGACATAAAGCTGGATCCCGAACGGTTCCAGAACCGCAAGCAGGAATTCTCTGAGGAGTCAGTAGAGCGAATAGTCAATGATTTCGACCCCGGGAAGCTGGACGACCTTATTGTCTGGAAAGATCCGAAGGACGGACAGACATACCTGCTCTCTGGACATAGCCGATATGAAGCCCTGAAACGCATAGGGATCGATGAAGTCCCGGTAAAATACTTCGAGGGCACACTCGAAGAAGCGGTCTACCACGCAAAAGTTGAGGCGAACCGTAGCGCGACCCGAGAAACGATCGGGGAGGACATCGAAGCCTTCAGGATCGCCAAAGACCAGAAGAAAACAAAGCAGCAGTTGACAGACTCGTTCGGCAAAGATCGAGTACCGAAGCTCGAGTCCTATACCTATCTGGACCCCAAAGGTATATTTGTAGACATACTGAAACAGCCTGAAGCGCTCCGCGACAATGTGCCGTACTTCGAGATCAAGGCCAAGATGGTAGGAAACCTGAGAAAAGACTTCCCGCAGATCACGAATTACCATGAGAAACAGCTATTCGATGTTCTCTATCGAGAGCAGGACATGTGGAAGCTCAAAGCCGGTGAGTTTGAGGCGAAAATCGAGCGCCAGGTAACAGACATAGCCTTCGACAAGAACGCTCCGCTCAAATTTACGAAAGCCCCGATCAACGAGGGTACTAGATCCAGGCAGGACACCGGCTGGATTGTCAAACAGATCGATGAACTGCGAGAGCTCCGGAAAAAGGTTGAGTCGGTCGAAGAAATTAAGCGTATCGATGCCAAGATCGAAAAGCTGAAGGAAGGTGTCAGGGATCTTGTTGAAAATCAGGGCTCGCTCTTTGACATGGTGGAGAAGGGCGACGGCTCAGTCTCCCTCGGCGCCCTCGGAACGCCTGAAGCCTATCATCAGCTCGCCCGGACAGTCTACAACAACGCCAAGTATGTAAAAGAGTACGTTGACGCGGTACTGGCGAAGTCGCCGGAACGAATAGAGATCCAGTCCAATGTTGAGGCCGCGGTCAAGTCGATGTGGAGTCACCGCAAACGTGTACTCGATGCCGGCGCTATTGAATACTTGCTTTCAAAAGAATTCGAGAATTTCAAGATACCCCAGGAGCGGCAACTCACTCTGGCGCACGCTATGGAGCAGGGCCCGAACTCGAGGTATTGGAGAAACCTCACACCAAAAGAAAAGGGCGTGGTGACCATGTTCCGAGAATTCTCAAAACAATTCGAGGACTACGGGTTACAATTAGGCTTAATCGACAAGCAAACGCGCCCACCTGGTCATGTGTATTTACGCCATATCTGGCAGGATCCGGTGTCAGGGAAGCCTATCAATCCGCAATTCGGTCAATTCGCAAAGAATCAGCCCGCGCTCATGCGACGCAAATATGAAACGATGGAACAGGCGATGGCCGCAGGGAAGATTCCCGCGACACTCAATCTCGGCACCCTCGTTGGTAATGGCTACCGCAACCTGGAACTTGCCAATGCCTCACGTCGCCTTTACGCGGAGCTGCACAGCACGAAGATTGGCGGCGGCATCGAGATACCCCGGAAGGATCGATATACCGGGAGCGTAAAGCTCGAGGATGCTAACGTTATCGAGCCGTGGAATAAGATCACCGAGGCTGGTTTGCAGGATCTTTACGAGTACACGGAAAACATCTTCTTACAGCGACCGATCACGTTTAAGGGCCATAACGGACAAACGATAGTAATGAAGGGTCCGGTTGGAGTGTTCAGAGAGATCATGCCGTGGTGGGAGAACTATCACAAATCACCGCAGATTACCAATTTCGGTCGATTCATGTATCTCTCTAAAGGCGCGAAGCTGGCTGGCTTCTTCCATCCGATACAGCTCGGGTTCCAGGCAATCGCGAATCGCGTGAATCCGTTGACTATGGTACCGAAGGGCCTGAAGATACTCGAGCATCCTACTGAGGTCACACATGGACTCATGCGAAACGGACTGAAGGTTGACGCTTATTCGGATATTGGCTTCAAACCCGTTGACATGCTGCGATTCAATAACACTCCCGCCAACATTATCACGTGGCCGGTTTGGAAGATGTCACATATCATCTTTGATGTATTGCACCCAGGGATGAAAACCTACATGGCACACAAGGTCTTTGATCGAATCGCTCCAAAGTACCGAGAACAGGGCCTTAACATGGAGCTCGCATATCGGGATGCCGTGAAGATGGCAGACGGTTTGTTCTCCGGCGCAGACTATAAGATGAATCTGCTCGAGAGCAACAAGACAGCGATCAAACTCTGGTACGGTCAGGGAGTGAGAAAGGCGTGGCAGTATGGCCTCATCTCTCCCACGTGGCAGGAATCTCACATTCGCATAGCCTACGAGACAACCAAGTCGCTTGCCCCGAACAGTCTCAGGCGAAAGATGCACATGGATCCGCTTCACCCGATCGCTACACAATATCGCTGGTATCTGGCTGGTGCGATAGGACTATATACCGCCTCGAATATCTGGAATTATCAAATGACGAAATTCATGGACGGCGAGGGCAAGTTCATGTGGCAGAATCCGGAGGACATGAAATTCCTGGTCAGGCTACCGTACAACAATCCAGACGGTACGACCGCCTGGGCCCCGCCGTTCAAGAGCATATTTGAGGTTCCGGGAATGGCTCATTCACTCGCAAAGGGCGATTTCCAGAAATTCTATGGTAAGGTGGCACCGATGATAAGCACAACATTTCGCGTGCTTCAGGGGCAAGATGAATACGGACAGAAGATCGATGAAGATAAAGATCCGCAGAGCACGATCGACAAAGTAACGACGTGGGTGGAAGGTACCTTTGCGCCGATCTCTGTTACTCAGGTGCTTGACAACATACTCGATGCGAAGCGCAGTAATTGGAACGCTCTTGTTTCTAATTTTGGTTTCCCCACCTCGAAGGGGTACCCGGGCGGCGACATCGGACGAGCGCTCGATAGATGGAAAAAGCAAAGAGCGGCGGGCCGCCAGGCCACCTACGAGGACGTGGACGCAGCTATTATCGAGGGACGTATTGCCGATGCGCTTATGTTGATGCACAAGGATCTTAATCTGACTCCGAAGCAGATGCGCGACCGACTGTGGAAATATCGGAATAGACTTCTCGATAAATGGGAAAGCACAAGCGCAACTCAGAGACAGCTATTCTTCTGGTCTTTAACTGAAGAAGATAGAGAGCAATTATTGAATCAGATTGGCAATTAGTGGGGTGCTCGACTATGGCAAAGGAAACTGGCAGTAATCTCATCACGAAGGACCGAGCGCTTGCCGTATCGGGTGTGGTCATAATGCTGTTGCTCACTATTCTCGGGTCGATAATCAAAAGTGAGGTCGCAGAGAAAAGCGCAATAATAGAGAAACACGAAGTACGTATCGCTGTGATTGAGAAGCAGTTGGTTCGTTATGACGTGGAGTTTAAGCAAATCCAGAGCAGCCTGAAGCGACTGGAACGTCACTTCGGAACGTTGCCTGACTCAGCGAGGTAATAAAATGAAACGGTTTGTGGCAGTATTTATTGTATGCGCCCTGGCAGCGTCTATTCTGATGGCTGGCAGCCCGCCTCCCCCGCAAAGCCCGAAGTCCTACGCCAAAGCGAAACAGTGGCACAACATCATGGACTACGGAGCGAAGAACGACTCCACCAGTGGCGCGGCAACTATTCAGGCGTTCGGGCTAGCGATCGCTGCTGCCGGCGAAGGTGGCACCGTCTACGTACCACCGGGGAAATTTCTCTTTGATTCGACGCTGACGAAGATAACGAGCCGCTTGACTGTTGTGTGTGCAGATGGGGCACAGCTCTACTTCCCCATTGAAGCACAGAATGATTCATGCCGAAACGGTTTGTGGTTTGACTCTGTATCGTATGTGACCTGGACAGGCGGGCATATCATCGGTGATGCGGATTCGCTCGCCCTTGTCGCGAACCTGCAATTCAGAGCTAATGGCATTGTGGTAATGAAATGCGATCACGTCATTATCAGTGACGTTGAGGTGTCAGGATTCGAGTACGGGATCAAGGTTATAGGGAACCCGGCTACTGGCGGCGGTCAGACGCAACGCACGATCATCCAGAACTGCAAGGTCCACCACAACCAGCGCGACAATATAATGATTAGCAACGCATCGTATAACACGATCCGGAACTGCCAGAGCTACGAAGCGGGCTACATCGATTACGGTAGCGACAATACGTACCTTTCATGGGATCTCAATTCAGGTGATGTCGGGTCAGGGATCTCGATCCGTCAATTCAACTTCACTGGCATTGAGGATACGAGTTGGTACAATACGATCGAGAATAACGATATATGGAACTGTCGTGGCCAGGGGATCCTGCTTTGGAGGGATGCCTTGACAACCGAGGATATTCGCCACACCACGATAACGAACAACCGAATTCACGATGTCCGATACTCCGGTATCAACATCGCGTCGGCTCCGAACACAATCATAGACCACAACATCGTGTGGGACTGTAACCGTCCGAATAACATGGCCGGCAACCAATACACCGAGGCGACCTACAACAACGATGGCATCCATGTTGAATTGCTATCGGATAAATCATTGATCGTCGCTAACACAGTATTTGATACCAAAGTCTATGACACCGCGGCTCCGGACGAGGCTATAACGTATGCTGCTATTCAGCTCGGCGACGGATCCCCAAAAGCGGATTCTGTAACCGAATCTACGACTGAGCCCGCTCCGGACAGTTGTATCGTGAGGGACAATACCTTTTACAACACGAAGCGGTACCAGAAGGCCGTACTTGATTCGACTGGGACGGAAGATTGGTGGTTTACTCACAGGGAGATTGACGGGTATGTGACCGGCGGCATAGCTGATACTGGTGTCCTCTGGCGTACCGATGTGCGTTTGTACCGGGATGGGCGAGACAACATGGCCATCGACTCGTTTGCCCTCAAGAATACGGTACTCAAAAACAATTCCTATATGGCCAGCCCGTATGAAGAACTGGCAAGGTTCCCGATTGTTGGAACACCCTCGAGCGGCTATATCCCCAAGCTCACCGTATCAAGTGGCGACACTACTATTACCTGGTCGGCTGATGCTACGGCGGCGGCAGGATCCGGTATTGACTCGGCGGCGGGAGTGGCGATTGCTCAAGAGCAGATAGAGGATAACGTACCGGGCATTATGGACACCATCACGACTATTACGGTTCCCCATGCGACTCTCTCTGACTCAGCGAGCGGTGGAGCGGCGAGAGCTGAACATGCTGATTCGACTACTGTTGCGGCTCAGGCATGGTCTGACACGGGGGGCAACAACATCGCTGAGACATACCTTCCGATAACTTCCAACGATACGGTCATTCTAAATGCTATCCGTACTGCGACCAGTGGAGCCGACAGCCTTTTGTTCCAGGCGTATGAAGGGGGAGCGGTTTACTCGTCCATGTGGCTTGAGCCGGCACCGGGCGCTTACGCAAACCCGGTCTTGACGGGACAGGATGGCTTTACGATAGAGTGTGACACATTTACAGGCATTGACGGTGGGGCCGTAGATTATGTGTCAGTCCAAACTATGCTCTATTGGGGGCCCACGATTAGCCTGGTGTATGACTCCGCAATTTGCACCGAGGGGGAAGCGGCTGATCTGATTGCTGCGGCGGGTACGGGTGGCGCCTTTAACATTCACGACGATAGTAGCGCCAGCTTTGTTGATAACGATACAATCCTAACTGTCGCAGGGAACAAAGATACGACATTATTCGCCGGTCAAAATAGTGTGTTTCACTTTGACGGAGTGATCGCGGCCAACGAATTTCATGCTCTTGGCGGCGGTATATCCGCGTTCGATTCGGTAGTAATTGGAACAGATGGATATATCCGGTGGGCCGATACTGGTCAATTCCTCACGCTGGACCTGTGGGACTCTATCGTAAACCGCCGTGGTGATTTTGCTGGCGGTGGCGGTGGGACCGGCGAGTTCGTGGAACACGACGATAGCTCTGTGTCCTGGGTTCTCATAGATACGCCGATTACGTTTCGGGCTCAAGCCGGCACGACTCACGTAGAAGGCGACAATTCCTTCTTCTGGTTTCACGATATATGCAAGATGGCAACAACCGTGACTGATACGGTTGGCGGGCCTAACGCTGGCGTTACGAAGATGCTCGGGTCGGTGGTTATAGGCGGTAATTACTACCCTCTGGACTCAGGGACTAACGGATACCAGCTAACAACCGATGGTGCAGGTACGTTGACATGGGGTGCGGCTGGCGGCTCCGGTGGTGGTATCAGTTCCGTAGAAGAAGTCATGGATTCTCTTGGCTCGACCTTACCCATAGCAGGTACAGGTGGCACCCTCGGCTATGATGATGGCGGCGACTCTCTGACCCTTGCTATCGACGTAAAGGTGTCTGACTCTGCGGCGGCGTCGGCTACAACAGCAGACAACGCGGCATCAGCAGATTATGCTGATACCTGTGGCTCGTCTGCGGCAGAGAATGTCCGTGACAAAGCTGGTACTATGTTCAACATCACTGGTGTAGGCGGGAGCATGACCTACGACGATGGCGGCGATAGTGTAACGCTCTCTATCGACGTTAAGGTTTCGGATTCTTCGGCGGCCTCGGCCACCTACGCTGATAGCGCTGGATCCTCGAACGCAGAAGCCGTCCGAGACAAGGCGGGCCCGATGTTCAATATATCAGGGACCGGAGCCACCATGACATACAGTGATGCCGGCGATAGTGTTACTATCGTTACTGATGTGACTCAGGCCGAGGTGGACCTGAAGGTAGGGCTTGGTGACACCGGCTTGGTGAGCCAGTTGGCAGTCGGTCCTATGGACACCATGCACTCGCTCATTGATGCCTGGATACTTGATGATACTGGCGATGCTGTCCTGCAACTTCAGAGCCAAAAAACGAACGGCTTTTCATCCGTTGGCCTTCAGAATGACGCGACACAGTGGACGCTCAGAATCACAGGTACCTCGTCTGATGAATTCCAGATCGTCAATGATGATGGGAGCGCAACTGTTCCGTTCAAAATCGGACTGGACGACAAGACGGCCCTGATCGATGCGTACCATGCAACAACGACTGAAGCAGATTCAGCGTACTCGACTCTTGGGACCGTCAAGGAATACTATCAGAAGTCGAAAGCCTTGCCGTTTACTACGGTTTACGGCAGAAAGGATGCGTGGTCCGACAGCTCCCGGGTCCAGTATCACGTTGAATATGCGCAGGACACCCTCGCGCTGTTTGTCGATAGTACCTGGGAGGGCACAGAGACACACTACGTTGACGTTGGCATGTTCCTAACCAATGACTTCGACGCTGACTCGATCACGTTTGACTATCTGACCAACGGCTCAATAGACTCGGTTCGGGTTATGCTCTCGAAGGGTACCGGCAGTCCGTTTATCTGTGATTCGCTGGCGACTACGAACACGACTGCCAGGACGAGTACGACACTGGCTCATGTGTCGATCGCGTATGATGCCAACCTGAATGTCGGACAGGGGATGAAGTTACAATTCTATGATAACTTGGCCGACGATAACGATAGGGTCTGGTTGTTCGGGGCGAAACTGTGGGGCAAGTGGAGATAGTACAATGCGCTACCTACTGGTCTTATTCATCCTGCTGCTAACTACCTCGGCGATGGCAGACATTTACGGTGATACGAACATGATTTATGGCGGACTCGGCGTGAATGGTGCCGGTATTGATTTCTGTGCAAACCAGGTAAGCCTGCGTATTATCATCGGCGCCACCGATCAGCTTCCAGAATCGATTGCTGTCTGCGCTGATTACTACTATGTGACCACCAGTGTGCAGATGTGTATCTACCACATTACCGGATCAGACACAACTGTCTTTGATACCACGGCTCCTCAATCTTATGGTTCATCCGATGACCGACAGTGGAATTGGTTTGATCTCGAACTTGATTCGACCCTGACGGCTAATGACACCTTTTTAATTGCTGTCGCTGGCGACGGTGATGCCCTCATGCGGCGAAATGATCTTGCAGGTAAAACGATATGTGTGGAAGGGGGAAAGGTTGACTATTCGAGTTGGGAAGATCCGTGGAGTGGTGGATCGGTTACGGATGGACAAACATTTTCCCTGATACTCCATACTTCTGATGCAGGAGGCGAACCGCCAGCAGAATCAGTAGTGTCCTATTGGGGGATGGACCCAACCGGTCCCGGTAACGTAGGGGCCGATCCGGAACAAGGTGGTAATATCGCCACGACAGGAGAATGATATGAAGATTCTTGTAATTCTATCGATGGTGCTTTTGGCTGGATCGGCTCTGGCCGAAACTTATGGCACAACCGATAGCAGTGGAACCGGGGCCACGAACGGCGATATTTCGTCCTACCGCTATGCCATTCCAATTACCATCGGCGGGACAGATCAAATTGCTGACTCGGGCTACTTCTGGCCATACGATTTTGACACGAACACATCAACAATCGTCGCTATGGCGCTTTATGAGGTGGCCGGGGTAGATACGAGCCTGATTGATTCTACGGCTGAAGGTGATTATGGCCCGACAGAGGACCAGGCATGGCTACCATTACCTTTTACCGGGGTCACGCTCTCTGCGAGCACTACATACCTACTTGCCGTACACGCGAGCAATAGCTGTCTAATCAAACGCTGGTATAGCGCCGGGGATAATCGATTGTATGATTTTGTTGGTTCATTTTCTTCGTGGGACGATCCGTGGAGTGGCGCGGCGACAGTCGCAGACATGACGACAGCAATATATTTGGTGACGACTGCGGGCGAGGCGCAAACGTTGGTGATTGGTGCGCCATCGGAGGGCGATACGGTTGTAATCGGAACACCGTCAGCCGATGATACGCTTGTGATTGGGGTTAAATAATGAAACAGCTACTTTTGCTTCTGTTTGTGCTCTTGCTCCCCGCATTGGCATCCGGGGCGTACATCGAATTCGATACTCTCAGTCTGCCATACACGACTAGCGCTTATGATACTATCGTCGTGAGTGGAAACCGCACCGTATCGGTCGCGTCCTTTTTGAAGATCAATGCAACTGGCGTGCTATTTACGGGGGATGGTGGCGGTGATGATACTATCTTCACTCCTGCCTCCGGAGGGAGAGGTTTATGGATCTCCTGGGGGAATAAACACTGCCGCATAAAGGATCTTACGATCTCGATCACTAACCCGGTAGACACGGGCACGCAGGGGAACCCGGGATCACAAACGGGATCTAATAACTGCTATCTCGATGATGGCGATAACTTGATCTTCGAGAATGTCAATTTCATTACAGGGGGGTACCAGGGGCATAACGTCTATACTGTCGGCGGGACCAAAAACGTACTTTTTGATAACTGCAATTTCTACAACTACACATGGGGATATAGTGATCGGTGCGGCTACACTGGCTCGCCCCTGCTTTTGCAGGGAACATTACCGTCGCTGGATTCCGGTTATCATTATACTATGTATCGGTGTTCCGTCTTGGTGTCACCACATGCGGGCGTTAAGGCGGGTGGAAAAACCCACATCTACGAGTGTTACTTTGAAATCGACGCTCATAACTGGTACTATCCTGGGGCCGAAGGTCCACCGGGGAACGTCTGTGCCAGCTCGGTTGATCCCTTTGCTATCGCCTGTCGTGGTGGTCGCGGCGGGATGAGAATACATGACAACATAATTCGCTCTGGCACCACCTACGAAGGCGGCCAGGGTATCTTTGTCGAACGCTGTTTCGGGTCTGAAGGTGACAGCATCTATATTTACGATAATAATGTCCAGGTGTGGAACGGGCCGAATAGATATGAAGCCTCGAACGGCGGTTGGGGGTTTGGCATCTTCACTCGATCGGCGCCGAAATATGTAGTCATTCGTAACAACTATTTCCGAGTGTATGTGGACTCTGATAGTAGCACAACGTATCGTGGCAGGGTCGGTCATGGTGGTAAGATTGAATTTACACAGGTTGATACTGTTTCGACTCAAGACACACCGCCTGTCTATGTGATCGGCGGCTGGACGACGGTTGAGAATAATATCTTTGAAGTCTACACCATGAGCGATACCGGGCTTCAACATGGTACCGGGTGCTCATTCCAGCGTAGCGCCTCGCAAGAGGGGGTCGTATATCAAAACAACGACATCGGTGGCGGTGACAATATCATAGAGATTGGAACTGATAACGGGACGGGAGGGGGAGTTGATGCCGTCGCCTGTTCGCTCTATTGGGGGCCAGGCTACCCCGACAAGAATTACACCTACCGCTTTGATCGGGCCAACCGGCAAAACGTGGACAATATCTTTACTGACATGGCCCTCGGGACGGACGTTAGCGATACATCGATCGATATAACCAGTATCCCTCCGGGCTCCGGTTACGAGCATGAGATTTCGTTGGCCTCAACCTACAAGGTCTATGCCCGAGGGAATAACGACTCTGCGATCGTTGGGGCCAACGTCCACGTAGAAGATAGCTATGGAAATACATGGTCCGGTGTGACTGGCTCCAATGGGCTCAAAGAGCAGGTGGTCACATATTGGTTCGAGGCATACTATGGCGCTGACTCCACCAGCTTCAATCCATTCACTGTTACGGTGTGGCTTGATTCTGATTCGGCTGGTACAGTTCAATCATTCGATACGACTATCACATGGACGGAAGCAAGCAAGGTCGACACCTTAGATTTCGACGTTGCCGGGACAGGCTCATGGGATGCCGAGGAAGTGAATCAGTTATCGGTGTTCTCTGCTGATTCGGTGTACAACGATGGTGCGGTAGATACCATTGCCGTAACGACGACTACGACGGCTCAAACGTTCGAATCCAACGGAACGATTGTACTGGCGTGGTCCTCTACCACATATCCATCGAGCATCTCTGACTCTGATTTGGTGATTACCTATTACCCCGACAGTGCGATCACAACGAACATTACCTTTGACGGCACTGAGACATATACTCTCTATATCTCCGCGTGGGTAGTCGGAGCCACATCCGGCGACGTTTCTGACAGGTCGATCACAAGCATTACATTCACTGCGGCTGACCTGGCCACTAATCCCTTGCTGTCATTGACCGTGGATAGCCTACATAACGATTACACTGGCGGATCGGAGTTGGATTCATTCAGGATTACATTATCGACCGACACCCAGACGCTTGCCGATAATCCGATCATTGTTCTGGCCTGGTCCACCTCGGGCTACCCCTCGGCTATGTCAGATACCACAAGCGGAGGCACGTCCTTTGGCTACGTTGCTGACAGCGCGGGCTGGATCGTTGACGTAGGCGGCATCGATGGGGCCGAGACTTACACAATTTACGTTCGCGGTTGGATAAATGATGATACCAATGGGGCCTCGAATCCGATCGGAGACATAGAGGAATTCACGGCGGCGGTCGTTGTCAGTGGTGAGGGGGGTGAATTCAAAGGCGGCAGCATCGGAAATGGAGTAGTACGATGAGAAAATGGTTAGGTATTTCGCGGACGCATTTTTGGCTGTCCCTGCTTGGCATCGCATGTCTATCACTCTGGATCTGGTTTGCGGTATGATACAGACGCGCGACATAGCCGTTGAGCTCGGGATCCGGTGTTATGGCACACCGTATATTTGGAGCGGCAACGATCCGGCAGACAAGAAAAAGCCGGGGCTCGACTGTTCGGGGTTTGTGCGGTACGTGCTGCGACAGATGGGAAAGCTACCGCTACATGGTGACTGGACAGCCGAAACGCTTAGATTGAAGCCCTGGCCCATAGTCGGGGAGAAAAAAAATATCCTGCCTGGGTGTTTGATATTTTACGGTAACTCACATTATGCGTCACATGTGATGCTTGCGGTCAATAATGAGATCTGCATCGGTGCTGTGGGTGGGAATAGTCAGACAACAACAGTAAGAATAGCCAAACGCCGAGGGGCCGGGGTGTACTTTCGGCCAATCGATTACCGAGGGGATTTGATGATAGTATTGGATCCTTTCGCAGATGGAGTAGACAATGAATCAATCGACGGAAACATGTAGGTACGTCTGGCGGGTGCTTTTTCTGGTAGCGATCCTGACGGTGCTATTCAATGCGGTACTGCTGGCTCCCCTGGCGCGTTGTGGTACGGTAATCCATAGTATGCCGTTTGCCTCTCCGGACTACGATAGCGTTCGAGTTGTGACGCTGTGGGATTCGCTCGGTACCTGGGTGCAGGCCTCGGAGAGTTTGTCTGTCGTGCCGGCAATGCTGGATCTAGAGCTCGACGACCTATACGACTGGCAGGTGCGCGGAGTGTGGTTCACCGGGCTTGATAGTAGTGTCGGGTGGGACGACTACCTATACCAGCGCGGAGCGGTAACGACCACACATTACCCGATTGCCTTGATCTCTCCGGACTACGACTCGGTTGCCATCATCCTCAGCGACCGCGAGGCGATTGACACTACGTACACTATATCCGATACGGTGATGGTTACGTTACCAATCGACACAACCTTTTCACTCAGAACAGATCGGGACAATCAATTATATCTACTCTGGTTTGCTGGTGACGATACTAGTGCATCGACGACCTGGTTGTTGTATGAAACATTGGACGGACCAGCTCAGGCGATTGCCGATTACGTTCGGGTGTATTTCGATGTGACTTCCGGAGTAGTCTCCGGAGGTGCGCTTGAACCGCGTGCCAATATCGAATTCCAGCTCAAGCTGATAGGGGGGCCACCAATGAGCTACGGCGGTTGGGGAATCATCCCGAAGCTGTGGAAAGCTCGCCCCGTCGGTGGGCGGGTGACTTTTGATGTCCCGCCGACGACTCTCGTTAATCCGGATGGCGCCTACTATCTGTTGACCTATACGGCACGTGTGGGCCCATACCCGATACGAGGGACCGTCAAGCGGTTTTATGTCGATACATTGGTGGATCCATTGAATGTTCTCGATGCCGATGAAGCCTATCGGTAGCAACTAAACCTTAAAACAAGGAGGTGATCGCGTGGATGTGCTTTCACCGCTACTGGACAAATTTGCTCTCGATCCAATTTTGGTAGCACAAGCGGCTGCCCTGGTCGTCTTTTTGGTCCAGTTCATTAAAACGCGCGTGGTTCCCCTCGCCGGTGACGAGGCGGCTATGGAGGGCAACGTGACGTTGATTGTCACGCTGGTTCTCAGCGCAGGAGCGAGCTATCTGTGGTTCGGGGAGGCGGGGTGGGGAAGTGTGATTGCCGGTGCGGGTATGATTTTTGTTGCTGCGATCCTCGGCAAAACCATATCCTTTGGTCGAAACACAGAGAAACGTAAATCGATACTCGATATTCGGAAGGGGAATAAAGAATGATTCGTATCCGAGTTGTAATGCTGGCATTACTACTACTTTTTGCGGTTGTGCCCTCGAGTATGGCGATGGATGCGCTAGCCAGCTTCGGTTCTGGCGTGCTCCTGCAAAGCGGCTATGCCGGCGAGATCTGTTATGCAGCCGGGGTTGATGTACCAACAATTACCCCTGCAAGCGCGAATTACCGCGTTTTAACGATCGCAGATGTCTTGTATTCGGATCGGCCTTTCGGGGCTGGTACCGAGATCCAGGCGATCCGCATTATGACCACCGGGTTTAAGACCTTGCCGTTCATGCCTATTTCGCTCGGCCTCGGGAGCGGGATTTATACATTTCTGGACAATACCGGAGAAAACAGCATTAACGGAGTTATCCGATGTGGCCTTGCATACGAAGTGGCCGGGATGCAGCTATTTGGCGGTGGTGATATACTGCCAATGAGCGGCCCGGATATGTATGTCGTTGGGCTGCAACTAACAATAACCGCCTGGTAACGGCGGCGTATTTCCTCCCTGTCCTTTTGGCGGCAAGCGCCAAAGCGGTTCCGGACGTGAGACACCCGGGGCCGCTTAATTTTTACCCCATAGACCACCCTGAAATCCCTTCAATTTGGAACGCTGGTGGGGCCCTGAGCGCGTTTCTCGCGTGTTGTGGCTGGTGACACCCGGGACCGGCTGTTAGGCGCTCAGAAGGCCTTAAAATTTGTCTTGCGTTTTTTCAACACGGTTATTATTATCGGTTCGCGGTTGGTCTGGATTGCTGATATTTTCCTCTAGTAATCTAGATCAATTCAAGATCTTCTCTTATCTTCTTCTTATTATTCTCCGAGTTTCTTATTACTAGTCTCAAGTCTGTTACTAGGAAAGAGACTGGCCGATTATTGAATCTACTAATTCTGCTCGTACCGCTCGGCCTCGATCCTCTCGATTAACAGCTTCTTGATTACCCGGATCATCCCTGGACCCATCGGGTTATTGGGATATTTTGAGTAGTATCCTCCATCCATTTCGCAGACCGGACAGGCAACGTGAGACCGGTTGTAGATCAAAAAGCGCTCTCCCTGGCAGACCGGACAGACGACCCACATGGCGGGTTTTTGATGTGACATAAACGCCTCCATACCAATAGGTTTAATCAGATATGTCGGCGAATCTCAAGTATTCTTTAGATGTTTCTTGTATAATGTGATAAATAAACGCTTGACAGGTGTTTAATGGCGTGCTATTTATAGGACACACGAAAGGAGAGTGATTAGTATGGTTTACCTCGATCAGACATTGATAATTCGCATGAACAAGACCACCTATGTCCGGTTGTCCGAGTCGGCCCTGAAGAATTTAGGGGTTGAAGTCGGCGCCAACCTGGAAGTGCATTTTGACGACGAAAAGAACGAGCTGATCCTGCGGCCTGTCAATCAGGATAAGCTGGCCAGCTAACCGGAGGATCCATGAACACACCAAAACCACAGTTACATGTTTCAATGCTTAACACACTGAGCCGGTGCGGGATTGCGTTCCAGCGCCGCTACGGGTATCGATTCGGTGTGTGGCACCAAGAGGAAATCATTCCCCCCGCGGTTGCTATGGCTGTCGGGACTGCAACACACAAGTCAGTCGAGGACAATCTACGCCATGTGATCGAAACCGGAGAAATGTTGTCGGTGGAGGCGGTTGCTGATGTCGCCCGGGACTCGTTTCTCTCTGTTCGGGAGCGACAAGGCCTACAATTCAATGGCCAGGAAGCCCTAAACGTCGAGCAGACCGTGGGGGCGGCGGTAGACCTGTCGGTCGAACTGTCGCGTCTACACCGCGTCGAAAGGGCTCCAGCCATCATCCCGGTTGACGTGGAGCGCCGATTTATCGTCGAGCTTCCTGACTATCCGATCGACCTGGCGGGACAGATTGATATCGTCGAGGCTGATGCAATCGAGGATACCAAAACGACCGGCCGATCGAAAGGCCAGTGGGCCGCGAAAACGCTTCAGATGGCCATGTACGCAACGGCATATAAGGCCGCTTCGGATCCTGACCCGGAGCAACGGCGCTTTCCCTCGATGGTGCGGGTTACTGAACTGCTGAAGCACAAAGTACCCAAAGTCAACGTCGACGAGCACGTGCCGACAAACGAGTGGGTTCAGCCGTTATATAATCGGATCGAGCGGTTCCTTGAACTGATAGAGGCCGCAAAAACCGGCAAGGCCGCGTTCACGCCGGCCACGCCTGACGACTGGACCTGTACCCGGAAGTGGTGCGGTTACGCCGATACCTGCCCTTATTTCAGTGGGCGGGACTGATGAAGAATTGGATAAATTATAGTCTCAGCTATCTGCCTGCCTTGTGGCTCGATAGGTGGCTCAAACGCCGAAAGGCGAACGGAGGAAAGATGAAATCAATACACGATATGTTCGTGGGACAGGCCAATGATATCATTGGTTCATGGGTGGTCGTTCTGAGAAGGGAAAACCAGAACCATGACATGTGGTATCCGACTCCAATGCTGGTGACAGGAATAAAGTTGGAAGGTGGCGATTGGCCGGTGCAGGTATGGGCCAGGACGCACCCTAAGAATAGCTCTGATAGTTACCGAGGGCACCACGTATTCCGCGACGAGTCGGAGGCTATCGCTGAAATGGACAAGCGAAACAGGCAAATTCGACTCAGGATTCAGACCGACACACGCCAGTATTCAAACGAACTTCTCAAGCAAAGCGCCGATCGTCGCAAGGCCGAGGCCGAAAAAACCAAATAAGCACAGCGACCACGATCGACACTGGCTGGCGGGTAAGACCCCGGACGCGAGGTGAGAACGCCGAATATCCCGCCCGTGGTCGCAGAAAATAATTATGAGGTTCCTATGACAGAAGAAAACAAACAGGTGCAGCCGAGCGGGTTCAATGCCCCGGTGAAGCTCGATGCCGCTAACGAAACAAACGTCGCCAAAGCATCGGCGACGGCTTTTGCCGAGATCCAGGCCGGGATGATTCTTGCGCGTCAGTACCCTCGGGATGAAGCAGTAGCATGGCAAAAATTCACCACGGCGCTGACACGAGAGAAGATGGCCGAGCGCGCAATCTATTCCTACCCACGTGGCGGCACGGTTATCAAGGGCGGCTCTGTCCACATGGCGAAGCTGGCGGCGAGCTATTGGGGTAATATCTGGTCAGGCTTCGAGATTACTCGGGTCACGAATGATACCATCGACATCATGGGCTATGCCTGGGATCTAGAGACAGGCCGCAGAGCTACTAAGCCAGCCACGATAAAGAAGCTCATTCAGCGCAAAGACAAACAAAGCGGTGTGACCAAGTGGAAAGAGCCGGACGAGCGGGATCTCCGCGAGTTGGTCAATAAGCAGGGCGCGATCTGCGAACGAAACGCTCTGTTCGATGTCATGCCGTCCGATTTCCGCGACGATGGGATGAAGTACGCCGAGAACACCCTTAAAGGTTTGTACTCCAACATCAACGAGAAAAAGAAGAAGATCTTAAAGGCGTTTGAAGCTCTCGGGGTCACCGCGAAGATGCTGGAATACTACGTTGATAAAGAGCAATGGACAGAAGATGACCTGGTAGAGCTAACGGGGATCGGCAATGCCATCAAAGAGGGCGAGGATCCGGCCACCTATTTCGCGATGAAAAAGGAAAAGCCCGCTCCGGCCACCTTCGATCTGAAGGGCGCCACTATGGGTGACCCGAAGAATCACCAAGGCTACGAACCGAAAAAGGCTGAACCGGGCCCGGAACCTGTACCCCCTCCCCCACAGGAACCGGGACCGGCGAAGCCTACCAAGCGCGAACTGTTTGAAAAGATGCCATCCGACTCACTGGTGCATTTGATTAGCGTTAAGATGGCCGAGGTGTTTGCCGATGATACGGATGCCGGCAACAACTTTTTGGAGGGTGCGGTCGGAAACGGTACCATCAAGCCGATAGCGTTTGAGGATCAGGAGCATGAAGCCCTGGTAAACTTCGCCCTCTCCCTCGACGCCTACGCAAACAAAGATCAGGGGGGAACTGAGCCAGAGAGCAAGGACAGCTCACCGCCCGATATGAAATCGATGGCTCAGGACTCCCCGAAAAATGAGACAGCAGAACCGAAAACGGAAACCGGCCAGAGCGCTATTGAGTGGCCGGAATAAGGAGACTAAACACACCATGAGAGTAACAAGATTGACAATTAAAAACTTCCTCGGCCTGGCTGACTACGATCTCCGACCGGGGAAGGTCAATGTTATCACTGGCGGTAAGGGGCAAGGGAAAAGTACCCTCCTGAACGCCGTTAAAGCTGGCTTTTGTTCGCCCGGGAAAGACCCCGGGGTGATCCATAACGGCGAGAAGTCGGCAGAAATCTTTATCGAAATCGACGAGGGGAAGATCGAGATCAACCGCAAAGCCACCGCCTCGGGCAGTACCGCGACGGTAACAGCGCAAGGGGAGCCTGTCTCGAAGCCCGCAGCCTTCCTGAAGCAGTTGTTCCCGCTTCCCGACATCATCAATCCGGTCGAACTTATGTTCCTCCCGGTTAAGGATCAGCGCGCCATGCTACTTCGGGCCTTTGACGTGAAGCTGTCAAAGGACTGGCTGAGTGAACAACTCGGATCGGACCTTGCCGAAGCCTGTAATCTGGACAGCTTTCTATACGAGGGTGAAGGCCTGTCGTTGTTACAGCAGATCCGCGACGAGGTGGCGGTACGTCGACATTCAGTGAACCGCAATAAAACCCGACTGGAAAAATCGGTCGAGTCCGATCGTCGAGATCTTCCCGATACGGCTGACCTGGCAAAGTGGGAATCATACGACATCAAGGCGAAGCGCCAAGAGCTCGAACGGGCGCGCGCCGAACAGCAACAACATGACAGCGATCGCATCACTATTGACAAGATGGTGTCACGCAAGAGCGAGCTCGCCAATGAAATCGCTGCCCTCGAGCAGTTGGTCGAGGATAAAAAACGACAGCTCGCCAGTTTGGACGAGGAAGGGAAGTCTCTGGTCGAAAAGCTGAACGCATTTACCCCTGCCGACACGACGGATCTCGAGGCAGAAATTGAGGAATACGATATATACCTTCGGTCAGTCGGTCGCATAGAGGCCTACAACGACCGTAATGCACAGTTGATCGAGGCCGCCAACGAACACCGGGTACTGGATGATGCCGTGAAAGCTCTCAGCAAGGAGATCCCCGCGGCCCTGCTTGCTACTGTTGACGCTCCGATTAAAGACCTCTCCTTCGAGGGTGAGGACGTGTTGGTCCGTGGTGTCCCGATCAATAAGCTCTCGTCCGGTGAGCGCATGGAGTTCTGGATTTCAGTCGTCAAGAGCCTGGCTAACCCCGATATGCCGATAATTCTGATTGATGGAGCGGAAGCCCTCGACGAAGAATCATTCGCGGCTCTCGAGGCTGATGCCGAGGCCGACAACTTCCAGCATTTCATCACTCGCGTGACGACTGGACCGATGCAGGTAAAAAAGACCGAAGCATCATCGTAAACGGGCCGTATGGCCATATCCAATAACCACAAACAGACAGGAGGAATACTTGCCTCACCAAACGACCGAGAAACTGACACGTTCAATTAACGATGTCAAGATCACGTTCACGGTGACAGGGCCAGCCAGTCTGAATCTGGCGCCGATCTTCAAGCCAGTCGCCGAACACGTGGAGAAGATTGCCACGAACCCGGCGAAGTTTGGTATTGATCCAGACGAACCTCCCCCGGACCCGAATCAGACGGGGATGTTCCCTGACGACGAGGATCCGGAGTAGCACGATCGGCCTGGGTAGTCTCTGTGGTGGTGGCTGCCCGGGCCATCGGAAAGATGGAGGCCACACGTGAGCAACACACCAGTACCATATCAAGCAATTATCGATGATCTCAATACAAAGCTCCGAGCTGCCGGCTTGAAGTCTGATAACCGCCCGGGCTTCAGGGCGACCAACAAAGCGACCCGCCGATTTATTTCGGGTAGATGGTCAGAAGGATGGCGGCTGCCCGACTTCGAGTATGTTCACACAGTCAAGATAGAGGATTGGAAGGACAATAAGAAGATGGTCAAGTATCTACGTCCGCAAACCCTGTATCTGCCGGCCAACTTCGAGTCATACCGCAATCAGGACGCACCGGAAGAAAAGGGCACCAGCGACACCAGGAGCCAGGTCGCAGCGATTTTAGCCAAACAGAAAGGCAGGAAGAAGTGAGTCTCATGCAAAAAATCAAACAGAAGCTATTCCCCCAAAAATCAAAGTGGGGACCGATCGATAACGACGATCCAAAGACGTATGACGGGACAGATCCAGGTTGGGGGCAACACATCTCAATCAGCAAAGACAGCAAGGGAAACGTGGAGCAGGAGCAGATCGAAGAAGGCCCGGATCAAGGGAGCTATTTCGATGTGTACGGACACTGGAAACGCCGCCCGCGACTCGGCGATAAGGTTGTCAAGAACCTTATCGGTGAGGATGGAGAAATTACGGTGGTCGCTATGTTTGTCCAGATAAGACTCTGTAACGATCCTCCGGATATGTTCTTTGGGAAAGTCAAAATCATCGCCGCCGAAAAGGATCCGCTCAAGCTCAATGTCACAATAGACTACGGGCCAGGTCAGCGTTTCGTGAAGTGGGGGCCAGAGCCGGGGGCCAGGCGATAATGGGCGATGCCTTTTGGACGGTAAAGCATTATGGCGAGGGAAAGGTGTTCGCCATCTACTTCCATTCTGAAGATGAAATGAAACTCGCCCTTGACGGCACACTCCCCCCGTATGCGTTGGGGCTCAGGGAAGGTGAACAGGCTGCGGCTTGCGTCGCTCCGTTCATAGAATCTCGCACTATCGCATGTATCCACGAAACGGCACACCCGAGCTATTTTCCTATGAGCGAGAAAGTTATTAAGAGCGCATGGGGCACGAAGTAAAGGAGCCGGAATGAGACAGTTAGAGTGGAAGCGCGATAAATACGAAATGCTCATATCTGCAAGAGATGGGCTATTTCGGTATAAGGTCTTTATGCGGAATGGTGGTGTGTTTGCCAACGGTTTCTTTATGGGTAGGCCTTTGTTTGGTAAGCATTATCTTGGTACATTCTCAGACGCAAGGCGGGCATGTCAACGGCGGCACAACACAAATATCAACAAGATGGCCGCTATGCTCCGTAACGCTGGCTACAAAGTGGAGGAACCGGAATGAGCAAGCAAAAAGATGATCCTGCGCTGGATTTCGCCACGGCCTTCACCGATTACTATCGTCGAAAGAATTTCAACGGCGCGAGACTATGGAAAGAGGATCCGGAGTTTGTCGTCCGGATCGGCGAGGACTATTTCAAAGACGCAAAACATTGGGTACGCGCTGGCGAAGAACGGGACTTCTTCGCGTGGATCGAACGCGAGTATGACAAGTTTGTGGAGCTCAACCAGATCAAGCAGGTGGCCCAACGGTGGAGCCGTGACCGCATGGTGCGGAACAGGTCGATCGCCGAGGACTTTCGCTTCTCTCCGGAATTCCGGGCGACTGTCGAAGATTGGGGGTTCTGTGCTGATATGCTGAAGATGAAAACGGGGGAAGCCGAATTCGGTCGTGCCGGCGATTACAGTAGCCAGGTGTTGCATGTTTGGCAAATAGAAGCTGGCGGTGTCGAGGTGCCGATGAAGAAAGCGCTCGTTGTACTCGAAAACGACAAGGCCAGGTCAGAGGCGTTTTTCTGCACAATCCGGATGCTCTTGAAAACCGAGGATCGCATGAAACGCCTCGAGGCCTATCATCGGGAATTCCACGACAACGTGAAGCGGCTGGCGGGAGCGAAGAAAGGCTCTGTCTCACAGGTGGTCGCGGATATCGCCAAGACCATGACACCAAAACAGCAATTCGACCCGAGCAAATTCAATCGGAGGCAGTAATGATCTGTGAATCACACCCGCCGCAGGATGGCGTTTACAGAATTTGGGTACCCGGGATCCCTGCCCCGTACCCGAAGAAAGATGTCGGTATCATCGGCTATGGCGGCAAGTGTCGCGCCTGTGGTAAGCCGAAAACGCAGCGACTACTCCCGGTCGACAAAGACTACCGGACTCGCAAAGATCCGATCACAGGCAAGACGCAAAAATGGGATAAGGGGTACAAGCGCCGATGGATGGCGCTCGTCAAGTCAACAGTATCGAGCTACATGTCCAGGCACTGCTTAGATCCGTTCCCCGCCAAACACCCGGTAGCGATGGGAACACTGTTTTTCATGCCCCAGGCAAAAGGCAACAAGCTCCCGTACCCGAGCCAAAAACCGGATCTCGATAACCTACGGTACTCGATTTGGAACGCTCTCGGGAAGGACTCTAAGAGCAAGAAGCGGGCTGATGGCATTATGATCGACAACGGCACGCTGTACTACGACGATAGCCAGATAGTATGGACGCTCTCGCCTGACGGTATGCTGTGGGCTTCTGATCGGTTCCCTTCAGGTGTCCTGATAACAGCGTGCTCCGCGGATCGGGTGAGCGATCGCATTATTGAAGCGATTACAATGGGGGCCGAAGATGATGTATAGAGTCTACGACACGGAGGGAAACTGCTACCGTGACGACGTGGTGGTAATGCAAGACGGGTCGCTGAGGGTTGTCTATCGCGAGGCGATTCTTGATAGGGACAACGATTTTGACTGCGAGGTGGATGCTCTTGGGCTTAACATAGACAATAGCGACGGTCGGTACGTCGTGGAGATGTGCTCATACCGTACAGACAAGTGCGGGGATCCGGTATATGAGGGTGATCGGATTGAATTGCAGGAGGGCATCGCTACGGTGTCTTTTGACGAGGACACATTTTATGCTCGTTACGATGACACCGGAAAGACACCAACCGTCGATTGGTGGCCCTTGTCTCTGGCCGAGAATCGAGACATGAAAGTCGTCGGCACGATCCACGACAAGGAGGGTGAGTGATGAGTAAGATTGACGACAGTATTTTCGATGATAACAAAAATGACCCAAACGAGACTATTTCCGAGCTTGAGTGTCTGCGCGATAATCTACGCTCCCGTATCGCCGAGCTTGAGGCCGAGATCGCCGAGTGGAAAAAGACCGATAACGAGAGTGCTATACCGACTGGCATAACCAGACGTGACGTGAAGATCAAGAGTCTTGAGGCCGAGAACAAGGAGTTGCGGGAGAAGCTACGTGATGGGAGGAGTCTTGTGGAACGTAAGATGCCATCCCCTATAACCATGAGAACCGAACTGTCCCTATGGGAGTTAGATGCCTATCAATGGATGCTAAAGACGCGGGAGGCCGCCCGATGACTGAGCACGAAGCGCAGGGACAACAGAAGAAACGAAAGGCGAGGTATTGTGTCGCTTGGTTGCATTTCGACTATGACTACCACTACGTACACTACCAGATAGTTCCGATGCGCCTCGGTGACCCAAAACAACCTGAAAAATGCGCGGTCTTAGAGCGCAAAGATTTTCTAAACATCAGAACACTGGCAAAATTGGCCGCTTTTGACCGTCGCGCTTGGTATCGTTGTGACATAGATAAAATACTCGGATGGTATCCACTTATAGCCGCGATTGAGGAGGGGCCAAACCGTAGTTTTCGATTCAAGCAGTGTAAACACTTTTCCATAGGTGGTAATCTATGATCCACGTAGGGAGACAGATAAATGACTAATATAACGAAACAAGACATTCGAGGGCTGTGCAACGAGATACTTGCGTCACGCAGATCACTATCGCAAGCTATGGAGATTTTAGAGTCGATTGACCTATCAGGTGATCCCGCGACAGAAAAGCTCCGCCGCTATTGGGTGGGGTCATTACCGGCATATCCGCTAAACGATAGAATACTTGACGACCATCAGGCTACCATGCGGTTGGAGTTGGAGATGCTGTTATGATCTACGTAGGGATTGACAATAACTGAAGGAGGATACATGATACCGAAACACACAGAGCTTAGGCGAGCGCAAAAGATCGCCCGCGCCATCGCACCCACATTCGACCAAAAATTGGAATCGGCATGGGATGTACCGATACCGATAACCCTGGACAAACCAAACCTCGAAGCACGACCGCCCCTGTACTATGCAATCCGCGAGGATAAACAATTCTACTACTGCCTGTTTGCCCTCTATCACTATTGGGATCCAAAGGCCAGGCACATGGGCGACTTCGAGGGTGTGATGAACATTCTGCACAAACCCTGGGCCGACCGCGGACTGAAGAAATTCGCGCACAACGCCCGCTTCCTGAAAATTCATCTGTGGCAATCAGTTCTTTTGCAGATGTCTATCTGTCACCACCGCATATTGATTTATGAAGATGGTCACTGGGGATTTCACGTCGAAGCAGGCGGGCACGGCATTAGCAAGCGCGATACGGAGTACGACCAAACGTACCTGCATCTGGACAACATGGATCTGGTGAACATGCTGGACGCGGCACATTTTTCATTCACCTGGGATGAACTCGAAGCAAAGTGGAACCCCTGGGTTAAGTCGCCAAGGCAGTGGCGAGATCAGAATATCGAGAAATATGTTCGCAAGAAGCGCCCGGCTATTCCCGATTGGTCTGATAATTTCTGTACTACCTCTGAGGGGTGGATGTGGGACAGGCCGGACATGTGGGTTTCGTTCCTCTGCTATACAAATGCCGGTCGCCGTCGAATTCCTAAATTTGCGAACGCATACAAACACGCCGGATATAGCCCGCTTGACTCTTGTAAAGGGGCATACAAGGATGTCTCGCCGGCACAACTCCGCGATCTGTACTATCGGAGAGGGTAAATGACAGCAAGAGGATACAATCATGTGTGAGCCTGACCACGGTAATCGTCTCTGTCGCGTGTGCAAACAACCAATACCGCCCGCCCGACTTGGTATGTACTGCTCGGACGAGTGCAAAAGAACGTACTCGCGGAAATACCATCGGGCGTATTATAACAATCAACGGTCGGCTGGTCTCTCTAAGCGACAAAAAGACCGAGTTATTCCCAACCCACCCGATGCGAAGAAGTTGGGACCGGCATACACCCAATCGTCGTTAGCATCGGCGCCACCCTCAAAATTCTTGAGTCGGATAGAATCTATTTTGCGTGGCGATGCTATACTGGTCAGCACCAAAGGCCGGACCACTGACGAAGACGTGAGTGTCAAAGCACAACAATACGACCGGGAGGCCCATCCCCCCATACGCCAAGGCAGAAAAAGGAGTTAATATGAGTATGTTCTGGAAAATATGTATCGTCTGTTGCTGGTCGCTCTTGGCTTGCAACGGAATTATTCAATCCCTTTGGAATGTTCAACAGCGTGAGCAGATTAGCATTCTGCTCGGGAAACAGGCTAATCAGTCTGTACTCTTGGAGATCCAGCAAATGACGATTGATGTTATGTTGAAAAATCAGATCCACCTGCTTGACCGTCCATACAGAATACCTTCGCCCCCTCCGGACGCTCTACCGTGGGTGCCTCGGGATTCGGCTCAGGCAGATACAACTATCCGCAGGATGATGTCAACCTGTTACTGAAAGGATCAGACATGGCACACTATGTGAAAAAGCCGGTTCAGGTCGAAGCCTTCGAGTTCACCGGGCAAATGTTGTCGGAAATGCCTGATTGGGTGAGACACTCTGGCGAGGTGACTTTTATGTACTCATCTGGCAAAGTTGAATACATGGAGATAGATAAAATTCGTTGGCGGCATGGTGATATGATTATTCGCGGTGAGAATGATCGCTATTCACCAGGGAAAGATACAAAAGAGCATTTTCTCAAAGACCATGAAGAAGTCGAAGAATCGGACGTTGCGATGGACCCGTAGCGCCCGATATTTGCCACTTCAGTCGGCGCTGGTGGCAAAGAAAAGCCGTCCTCGACATCGGGGGCGGCTTTTTCTATTAGGCCCTCAGAAGGGCTTATATTGGCTCGTTTATCGGTTCCGAGCCCAATACCATGCTAATCCGAGTCGCAACGCCGTTCTCGGCGTGACATCGAGCCGTTTAGCGATCCGGTCAATCGCCTCGGCTGTCTCGGCTTCGAGCCGTACATACACCACGGTTTTGACCTGGCGCAGGAAGTCTTGCAGTTCAGGGACCGGGGGAGCGTCACCATCCCCCACGTAGTCGACGTATGCCTTGAGCCCTCGGCGCATGGCCCATGATGGATTGAGCCCCGCAGCTAGGCCCTCGTTACGGTACCAGACATATATCGGGGGTGGTATAGATGTAGCCAGTCGGACGAGGTTTCTCATTGGCCACCTCCCCGGCATACAAGTTGCGTGAGCACAACCACCACGAAGATAACGACCGCTACGCCCGAGAGGGTGGCGAGCACGCGCTCGCCCCTCCCATACTGCTTCTGTTCTTTGAATGGGAAGTCATTCATTTCTTGCCGCCTTTCTTCTGCGCCTTCGCCTTTGGTGTGCCGTCCTCGTTGAGCTTCGCCCACGATTTCGGTTCGGGGATCTCGGCGATTGCGTCCAGATGGATCTGTGCGAAGTCGACCTGTAACTGCTCGGCCCATTTGACCGCTTCCTCAAAGTCCTGCTCTGCTCTCGCCAGCCCGCCCCATGTCTGAAGTTCGCCGATAATTACGGGCTTGACCATATCCCACAGGTGTTGAACCGCTTCCTCGTCGTATATGTCCTGCTCTTGATAGGCCTTCAGCCGATCCCACGGGCTCGAGGTGTGCAGAGCTCCCGGTTCCAGTCCTCGGCCCGGGTCGATGCCGAACGCGCGAATCCATGAGAGTACAACGTCGAGACTCCGAGGGGGGCGCTTCATATCGTCGCCTTCCTCGATCAGATCATGGAGCTTGTTGACGGCGAGGACTTGACGGCGTGCATCGAGCGTCTTGCGCCGTTCCTCGAGCGTAGTAACTTCGCCCTTCTGCTTTTTGCGACTCCCTCCCGGGGTGCCATCGGCTCGGGTTTTTATCCATACAAGTTGTCCGGCACGTGGCCCCTGTCCGATCATAGCGGGGCGCGCTCCTTTGGCGTTTGGCTTCGCTTCATCATAGCGTGACGGTTGCAGTATATCATCACTCCGGTACACCTCGGCGGTCTGTTCGTCCCGATCCTTCGGAGCCACGATAACAACCGCCTTGTGTTCCTCCTGAAGCTCGGCCCGCTTCATATCCAGGTTGGCCGTCCACTTCTTGCGCCAGCACTCAGGATCTAGGCAACGGGCATCGGCGCGCATGTCCTTCGGCGTACCATCATCGCCGAATAGATCAGTTTCCCGGTCGGAGCGTTTCGGACAGGCATCACACCCGCCCGCCTCCGGAAGTAGAGCGGCATCGTCGAGGTGCCAAGGGGCTTTTGACAGGTCGCGCATCGATTCGGCGAGATACTTCACCAGATCGGCGCGGGCCATCTTGTCGGTATAGTAATCGTCGCGCAAGTCCTCATATAATAGCTCTTGCGTGTGTTCATCATAACGGGAGATTAATTCAAGCATGTCGGGGGTCCAGTGTATCATCGGGCAGTCGGTGTCATTCTCTTTCATCCCCGCCCATGATTCGGACAGATCTAGGAGTTTGGCCCGGCGCGCCACCCGGTACTGACTGATCCCAAGCACCGAGGCGACCGCTCGATTGTCGCCCTTGTATTTCGCTCGTAGGGCCTCGATAGCGCGCGCCTCCTGCATTGGGTCGATGTCCTCCCTCTGCATGTTCTCTACGATGCTGATTGCCTTAGCGGTCGTGTCGTCGCTCTCGTAGATCAGGACCGGGACCATTTCGACCTCGGCCAGTTCCAACGCCCGATACCTACGAGCCCCGGCGAGGATTTCATACTTGCCTTTCTTCTTCGGGTGAGCTCGGACAACAAGCGGTTGCAGTAAGCCGAGCCCCTTGATGGACTCGGCGAGTTCGGCGATTGTCTTGTCACCCTTCCGGATGGCTCCGCGCGGGTTGCTACTGCTCGGAACCAGGTCAACAAGTTTAACCTGGCTAACTTCGTTTGTGTGTGTGTTGGTCAATGTTTATCCTCCTGAGTGGTGAGCCCCACACCAACGGCGGGGGCTTTGGGTAAGATTCCATTTTCTTTAAGTCGGTCGGATAGTTCCGTGATCTGCTTCTCGATGGCCCGTAACCGGAGCCATAAGGCCAGCGCGTTTACGAGCACGCCGATACATAGGCCAGCGACAAGTAGTTGCTCGAAGTTCATTCGTGTTCATCCTCCTTGATGATGATATTCGTCCAAATCCATGCCAGCAAAAAAGCGGCGCCGGCGATTGCGAGTAGGGTGATAATCATCGGTCCTCCTAAAACAGCCACAGCCGTATGCCACCGAATTCAATAGTGTCACCATCCGTGACGGCTACGGTTTCCGGTGTGCCGTCCTCGCAGATGATATACAGCCAATGGTCAGGCTGTCCCGGTTGGGTGGCGATCACCCGCCACCAATAGAGCGACCAGCCTTCATCATTCGTTGCCGCTCCCTGACACGTATCTTCCCACACCGCGCCCCTGTCGGACAGGTCCGGCAAGTCGCCGACTTTGTGCCTGTCTACATTGTGGGTGTCATAGTCAACGGGATGCAAGCTCCCCTCGATATTGATCTGTAAATCTGACATCGTATTTCCTCCTTAGATAATGGTTTTCCGTAGTGGTAGTGTGTCGCCCGGGCTTCCGAGTTCGTGCCGTCCGTCGATTACCGCGCACGCCTTCGCCGTCCTGCGATGGTCAAACCGGACGCTATTATAGCCGACAATGAGCTCACGCCGTCCGTCCGGTGCAATACGCCAATAAGCGGGGGTGTACCTCCCGGGGGTCCGGTACGTGGTGAGGCGATACGTGGCCCCGTTTGGGGCCACTCCTTCGCCTTTGGTTTCGATCTCAGCCTCGAATTGTTCCAAGAGCCGTTTGACCTGGGGGATTTTATTTTGATCCATCGTGCCCCCTGTGCGGTAGTTCGGTCGTGGTCAGGCGGTTGACGATATACTGAGCCGCCGCAGTGATATGGCTCGTCACCATATCGGACGTATGCAACTCGCCCTCGTCGGCGCTCTCCCATGTCTGGCCAACCGCGATATTGGTCGATATAGATTCGAGGTTTGTCCCGGGATAATGCACAATGAGAGTAAGCTCGATAGGGATCAGGTCGAATAGAAGGAAGGTAATAACGCGCGTTTCGGTGTCGGTTGCTTCATATACCTCCAAGCGCACCGTATGGTCAAAACAGAGCATGATTAGTGCATCGGTTTCCAGTTCGTCCTCGGCGCTGTTTATCAGCTTGCGCATCAACAGGGCAACGGCGTTGACGTTGCGCGGGTCGATGTAGCTTTTGTCGGGGTGTGTCATTGGTTCCTCCCTCTTTCAATACCGTCGATGGCGCTCAGGGCTTGACAAAAGCGATTCCAGATGTCGCCTTCTTGTTCGTCCTGCTGGTGCGCGTATAGGTCGCCCCATAGTTCCGCAACCTCAAGCGCCGCCCGATAGAGTTCTGCCGCGCCATCTATCAGCTTGTCATTGTCGAGCTCGGGCTCGTCGACCGGGGCAAGGACGTAGAACGCCTCGCCATTGTCGGCGCACAGTTGATGCTCGGACGTGAGAAGCTCGTAGATGGAACACTCGTTGCCGCCCTCGTCTAATATCGTCGGATAAGTGCCGCCGTGGTCAATGTGGGCCTCGCCTGAGTCGGCAACGTGGAGCTCGTCGGGTAAGAAATACTTGCGCCCGCCATCGTCGCCGCCCGAGATACGGCCCTGAATGGTGTTCTTGTCGCCACCAAGCGCCGCCCATGATTCGAGGCTATACCAGCCGGACGTAATCGGGCCGTTTTTGGCGTGTAGCGTGGTGGTGATTTTGTAGATTGTGACGGTGTTCATATATCCTCCTGAGAAGGCCCGGGAGCCTCCTGACGGCTCCCGGGGTGGTCTGTTAGTGTTTGGGGTCGTTATTTCTCCGTAATGGGCTGAGAGAGGTTGTCAACGGTCCTTTGGGCCAGCCTAGCCACTTCTTCAGCATCCGTAAAGCCGATCTTCTTAGCCTCGCAGATGGCCGAGGTAGAAAAGTAGCCCGCCTTATTGGTCGGGGGCCGTCCGTCCTTCGTGACCTGATAGATAAGCCTAGATCCCGGGCGCGTGACGTAAAAGTAATACTCGCCCTTTTTGATGATGAAAATCCACCGATTGCGGAGCTCGTTAACTTTCAGCCTGCCGAGCATTAAGAAAGCGTAACCGTCCTTCAATGCGCCACCTTCCAGCCGTTCGGGTATCCATCCGAGCTTTTCACAGAGAGCCCGCGCCGCTACTTCGTGCCGCTCCATATCTCCCCCGATTTCGTGGGGATAGCTGATATATACGCGCCTGCCGTCTGCGCACGTGGCCGAGATACGCGAGCCCTTTGTATTTGTGGGGCCGTGGTACTTCGTTTGTATAGCTTGCATCGTTACGCCCTCCCCCCGATGTTTCGGATTGCCTGAACTTCTGCGCTTACTTCCTGCGCCTGTTTAACCAGCTTCTTGCATCGCTCCACGTGGACCGGGCTACCGAGATCGGCAAGGCCTGTCGGCTCAAAGTGCAAGTCTCGCTCTACGGGCAAGCCCAACGGCCCGCGCACCTGTTGGAGCTCCGACAAGCTGAAATAACCTAGCTCGTCCTCAATACCTCGGACCCAACCGAAAAAAGTGTCCTCGCCGTCGAACTCTGTCGCGTACCATGTCCAAGAGCTATCAGGCGTGAAGAATTTGACAATGGCCTTCGGGTTCGGTTCCTCGTCGGTGGCGTAGAGCCCCGGGAGCGCCTTTTTGATTTCCTGTGTTAATAGCTTCATCGTATTACCTCCATGGGGAGCCCCGCAGGACTCCCCGGGTTTGTGGTGGTTATTCGGGCGTGTGTGTATGATCGGCGAAGGCATCAAAAAGCGGTGCCTTGATCTTTTCGATTTGCGAACCGTAGGCCCAGTGGCCATTGGTGAGGGAAAAAACGCACCGGGGGAGCAAGTCAACATAGACCTCGGGAACCTCGATTCCGCCCCGATCCCGTTCGTACTCGCATAGCTCAATGCGGCTGACAACGGCGTTCCGTGGTGCTTCTGTACCCCAAGCCCCGCGCCAGATCACTAGTTCACCTGTTTTGATTGTGTCCATCGTTTAACCCTCCTGAGTGCCGTTTGTGGTGATGTCGAGTAGATCCCCCTGCATGATCCCCATTGATGCGAGGACCATCGGATCACTGTCGCCTTTGAGCAGGTCCCGCATGGCCCGGTACGCTGTGAGCTCCCCTGACAGCCGTAAGGCCTTCTCCATTAGGTTCTGCCGCTTGTCTCTATCGGTGCGAACAGTGCAAGCCTCCCGATAGAGTTCGTCCAACTGTGGGGCCTTCTTCTGCAAAACCGCGCCGATGTGGGCTTGCATCTGTTGGATTGTGATACGTGCCATATCCTTATCCCTTTCTTGTGGCCGTTCGGACAGCCTCGGCGATCCGCTCGGGTGTGTGTAGCTGGTCAATAGTCCAATCAGTCAGGACCAGCCCTATTTTGATTAGGTGGCCTTTTGTGGTGTGCGCTATAACGCCCCACGTATCAGACCGGACAGCCAGCCAGTCAACGGGCGCGCCAGCGCCCGCAGTCAGAGCCCGAACCCGATTGCACCAACGATGCAATACGGTGTTGCGATAGTCCAGAGCCGACCGCACATCAGGCGCACCAACGGCGCGCATCAACTCCCGATCATCCCGGCTCCCGCTTCTCTGTGTGTTTGGGTGGTTCATGGTTTGTGATCCCTTCCATGTCAAGGGGTGGTGGTTAGGTTAAGTGAACGCACACCCGCGCGCGTTCTTTATAGTCACTATATCGACACACTAAGCACCATAACGCAACAAATAAACGATGCCAAAGTCGACTTTATTTCCGACCGGATGCCAATAAATACTTAAGACTCTGCTAACTACCCCAAACCAACACCACTTACAACACCACTGAAACCAAGAAGATAAAACCCCGACACAGTACCACTATACAGGGGAGGGGAACGCTCCTGTCATTGGTTGACAGTATTAACCGTACCTGATGGGCCGCTTTCTGGCTGGCTGGCGGGCTTCCTGCGGCCCTGCTCCGATGGTCTATGTTGACCAGGTGGTCCGTAGAATCTCTGGTTGACTGCGTGCGTGTGGCTGTGTATGGTGTGCCTGTCGCATATCCTCCGACCGTCCCGGGCTGGTGTGTCCCGGGTAGCATGGCCCCGATGGTCAACGTCCCGACTGTCGGGGCTTCTCATATCTGCGAACACAGAGAAGGAAGGGCAGGGGATGCCGATCCTCTGCGCCGTGGGTGGCCCCCGGTGAGCACAGCCACCAACACCACAACCGCGCGCGCCTCGCGCCTGTGTACGCGCCTGCCTGCCTG